TACTTGTCTCTGAGGAAGGGCGGGCGGCCATCAGAGCGACTCTTCAACAAAGATATGGGGTTAGCCACCCATCCCAGATTGAAGGTTTCTGGGAGAAAACGGTCGCTACTTTCGTTCGTCGTTATGGGGCCACTCACCCTCTCTTGTTGGTTGAATTCCTAGAGAAGCGCCGGGCCACTTGTCAAGCCAAGTATGGTGTCGACAGTCCACTTCAAAGTCCTGAGGTTTATGCAAGACTTAGCGCTACAGTTCAAGATCGATATGGGGTCTCATGTGTTTTCCAAGCAGAAGAGGTGAAGGAGAAAGCTCGTCAGACGAACATTGCCAACTATGGGGTTCCATGTGTTTTGCAAGCAGAAGAGGTGAAGGAGAAGGTTCGTCAGACGAATATCGCTAACTATGGGGTTCCATATGCGATGCAAGCAGAAGAGGTGAGGGAGAAGGTTCGTCAGACGAATATCGCTAACTATGGGGTTCCATACGCTATCCAAGCAGAAGAGGTGAAGGAGAAAGCTCGTCAAACGAATATCGCTAACTATGGAGTTCCACATCCGATGATGAATCGAGAGTATGCCAAAGCTCAGTTAGAGAAAATTCGAAGACCTGGGCCCAATCTGCCAGAGCGTCTTCTTCAGGCGATGGCTCCTGAGCTACTGTATACAGGTACTGGGGACTTTTGGAGATGGTTGCCACTTCTTGGGCATCACAAGAACCCTGACTTCATTCTTCCAGGGTCAGATCCTGAACACCCTAAGAAGGGCGTCACCAAGGTGGTTGAGTTGTTCGGTAACTTTTGGCATTCACGTATGTTTACTGGGAAAGCTAATTTCGAACACGAGTCTGAGCTAGTGAAAGCTTTCGAAGAGGTTGGTATTGCGTGCTTAGTGGTGTGGGAGTCAGAAGTGAAGCACAATCCTGATGAAACCAAGGCTAGAGTTTTGAACTTCATCTACTCAACTTAGCTCTTACTCGGTGTATCCAACTGAGTGTTCCCAGTACCCTTCGAGTGCAATGAGCTACTGTCCCCGGAAGACTTCGGGAAGTGCTTAGCTGCAGTTAACGAAGGTACTGACAAGCTGAGGCAGAGAGGGGCTAAGTTGGTCAAACTCAGCTTCTCCAATGGGATGCTGACGCTGATACCGGATCATGGGCCCTCCCTTTCCTATGTCATTCGACGAGGATGCACGGGATGTCCTGACTAATCTACTTGTTAGAAGGGGACAGCACTACTTTGGAGCTAAAGATGGATACTCAGATTGAACAAGAAAAGAAGCGTTTGACCGTGGATGACCCTATTGACGATGATTCTCGTGCCAGGTTCACTGCACTTCAAGATTCACGTCTGAGGGTGGGTGACCGTTTGCTGGACATCGAGTTGGAGAAGGTCAAGCTCATGCGTTCGGCTAGTGCGATCGACAATGAACGGCAGAAACTGTTCGAGAGGGTTCTTCTTGAGCGAGGGTTGTCCCCGAATCAACCCGTCACCATCGATTCTGGTACTGGGCAGATCAAGGTCCTATCTCAAGCAGAGCTTGAGAGCGTGATGGCTGCTCAAACTAGTGCTGCCCATCCTGCTGGGTAAGCATGGTTCTCTGAGCTCAGTTTCCCCTTATTGGGAGCCTCAATTGAGGATTACTCAAAATGGCGGATGTGAGCAATCGTGACAGAACGCCGGGACTTACGGAGCTGACCAAAACTCCTTGGCCAGCTCCTCCCTTAAATCTGTTCATGTCTAGCGATATCAAGGGATTGATCAACCTGCAATGGGATAATCCTGCGATCCTAGCCCTAAACAGTAGGTTTCAGATCCTTGGTGTCAACATCTACCGTAGTTTTGATTCTGAGTTTGGGCCTTACCGAAGGATAACCGAACTCCCAGTAGGGGCAACTTATTGGCTCGACCAAACGGACAACGAGCTGATCGTTGAGGAGGACGTGAGCCAACAGTTCATTCTATTTGGCATCCCTTCGACTGGGATGGATGGGCCTCGATACGTGTTCAAGACTCAAGAGTATCCTATCGTCGGTGAGGGTGCTCGAGGTATTCCCTCCAATAGTCCTCATGATGTTCGAGTATTCGTAGATGGCATTGAGGCCAAAGTCTTCTGGGTGAATGGTCAAACAGGAGAGGTCGAAATCGATGCCCATGTTTACATGGATACTGCGTTACAAAAACTGATTGATCCGGTCATCCCCACGCCTACAAGTCGAGTGACCTGCACGTATCGGTATACGAGGGACTTGGTTCGAACAGATCTAGCTCAACGGATCTTCTACCGAGTCACAACGGTTGGGTACCCTATTTGTAATTGGGTGGAAGCTACCCCAGATAACCTGGTTGAAACTCCTATAGGGAATGCAGCGGCCACTAACACTTTCGAGATCGAGAAGCTCGACAACTACTGGAGGGAAGCGGTCAGGAGAAATCGTTGGATCCTTGAACAGGGTGGCGAGAGAGCTCGAGTCTACCTCAGGAAGGTAGTTGGGATCCAATGCTCTTGTTATGATCAGATCCACAAGCAACCCCTAGCGGATTGCTTAAAGTGCTATGGGAGTGGTATTCTTGGAGCGTACGAGGGTCCTTACGAGATCATTCTCGCCCCTGATGATGCTGAGAGGAAGGTAACTCAGAGTGAGCTTGGTAGGAACGTAGTTCACTCCTATGAGGTTTGGACGGGTCCTCAACCTCTTCTTAGTCATCGTGACTTCATCCTGAAGATTGATGGGGATCGCTACAGTATTGGGCCTGTGAGGCGCCCTACCAATCGAGGGACCATCCTCCAGCAACACTTCACCATCAACTATGTGGATGAGAAGGATGTCAGGTATAAAGTGCCTGTTGGAAATCCAGTTAAGTTTGCAGCCACGCAGTTTGCACCAAGTGGTCCTGAGTTCGAAGCTAACGACCAGATCACTGAGAAGACCAATATCCCCGATGAACGTGAGTACCGTGGAAGGACTTTGGCCTGGAAGAACGCTAACTACTAATGGCTGAAGGGCATAGGTTAACTACACTTTACGGCAAGCCTCTTTTACGAGGTCTTGGCGTTAGCCCAGAGAATGCTCTGAATCGAGTAAAGCACAGTGTCCTCAGAAGGTTGCGTGACAAACTAGTTCAATCTACCTTCTCAGAGAGGGCAAAGAAAGCTCTGGCGAAGTCTCTCGTTGTCGAGGTGGGTCCCTCGTCACTCACTCTCTACTCTAAGCATCCGGCGTTTACCTATCTCATGAAGGGTCAACGTAAGGGTCAGATGACGTGGTTGACTAGGGCTAGGGCACCCATTCCCATCATCACAGAGGATGGAAAGTTGATCTTTAGATCAGCTACCATCAAGTCGATGGCTGACGGGAAGTGGATTCATCCTGGGCGCCCTCCTTATGACTTTGTTGAGGTTGCTAAGAAGGAAGCCAAGACCCAGATCAGAAAAGCTATCGTCTCTGAGGTGGTAGCAGTAGCCAAAAATGCAGCTAAGAAGGTGATTCGAATATTATGAGCTCAGGTGATATGATTGTTCAAGCTGTCTCTGAAAACCTTGTTGTGCACGATATTCGTTTTAATGTGCCTCGTGGGGTAGCCACGACCATTCCTGGAAACTTGGCTTGTGACTCGAGAGACTTAGGTCGTCTCATGTCCGAGAACAAGATTATCAGGCTGGATACCAATCCAAGATTGGACAACAAGGTAACTACTCAACCAAAAGTGAACCCTCCGGAGCCACAAGTTGTCGCACCTCCGATCGATACTCCTGAGATCATTGAACTTCGTACCCAACTTCAGAAGGCTTTGGCTGACCTGAAGACCTCAACTCTCGAGATTCAGAAGTTGAGGTCTGATTTGGAGTCATCTAGAACGGAATGCGGTCAACTTCTAGCCGATGTCAGCAAACTCAGAGCTGAAGTAGCTAAGTTGAAGGAAGAGGACTCGAAGTTATCCACCATCCTCGGGAAGCTCGATGGTCTCCCTGTTTTAGTAGGGGTCCAGATGAGCGCGGCTGAAGCTCCTCCAGAAATCAAGGTTGAAGACGAGATTGAACTTGAGCCTGAGATGCCAGTGTTCATCTCAAGTTCTGTCCTAGAACCACCTAAATCGTCAAAGAAGATGACTGCTCGAGAGAGTACTTTCGATAGTGGTCGGGTGAATGAGTCGGTAAGGGCACTGAAGGAGCTTCGCAAGAAGAAGGGCGGTTAAAGTTCTTGGTATCCGGCAAGTACGGAGATTGAATATGAGCGCCAAAGACAGGCTTCTAAACCGCATAGGATCCATGCTTGAAAAGATGGCAGCAGCAATTCTTTGGAAGTACTCGGATCCGGATGGCGAAGTCTTCTACTTGGAAGAACGCAGGCTTGGTACAACTCGTTCACCGTTCACAGGGAAGACGTTCACTCCGAAGCCTGTCCGTCAATCTCTGACTGATGTTGCGAAGGAGCTGAGATCCAGTGATGCGAAGGTCAAAGGAGCCCTCTGGAAGTATGTCGATCCAGAGGGAGCGTCCTTCTATTGCAGTCAACGTCTTGTTGGGTCCGTCAAATCTCCCTTCACGGGTAAGACGTTTCCTGCGAAGCCAGTGAAGTTCACTTTGAGTGAGGTGGGCAAGGAATTGAAGTTGGATAAGGCTGAACCGGAAGACCCGGAGCTTGGTGACTTATCCGAGATGAAGAGGATGTTGCAGGCCAAGGGTTATGACCCAGAGGGGGCCAGTAAACTTCAAGCTGAGGGTATGGGTATTCTGGAGTTGGAGGAGCGTTTAAAAGACTCTGATCAGTTCGACCTCAACTACGCGATCCCGAAACTCAAGACTGCACACCGCAACCTCAAGAGTGCTCAGGATCAAGTAGTCATAGCCGCTGACATCCTCAAGAGTGGTGCAGAGCATCCGGCGATCAAAGTCATCACCGCTCAGTACGAGAAGGTACTCGCCTCTTTGAGGGCTGAGGATTCAACTGCTGTTATGGCCAAGGTTCAGCCTGAAATTCTGGAATTGGCTTCAACTTGCACCGTAGTAGCTAAGCAGTTAGAAGAACGTCTCGGGAGGATCTAATGGAAAAATGTTGGAAGATCGCGAGTACTGACCCTTCATTCTTTCCAACTCCTGAGCACCCTGGGGTTAGCTCCTCGAGTACTCCACCGGATGATGCTACCTTTACGATTTGGCAGGATCCATCTTCGTATGATCCGTTCTTTCATGGTCCCCCCTATCTTCCTGGAATGAAGGTCCGTATGGATCGACAGGCTTCTCAGCGGACATTGGTGGCGGCTGCAAACAAGATGGCGAAGGGGTTGGGTTATGGACTACCAACGGTCCTCGTGTTCTTGAAGGCGTTGGTTAACATCCACCAGAGTCACCATTGGTTAACCCATGGAGAGACCTACTACGCCGACCACCTCTTGTTCGAACGCCTTTACGACCAGACCGTCGAGGACGTTGATGGGGTGGCAGAGAAGGCCATTGGGACCGGGTGCCCTCTGGATACGATGCACCCTGGTCTTCAGGCAAGGATTGTCTCACATATTGTCGAGAAGTACTGTGGGGATGGGGTTCAGTCCACTGGCAGTGACAATCCCAAGGCGTACCTCGAAGTCAGTCTCCTAGCAGAGACTCAGTTCATGGCTTGCTTAGCTGAGATCGCCAAAGTCATGAAAGAGAAGGGCCAACTATCCCGCGGTATCGACAACATGTTGGCAGGCATTGAGGACAAGCATGAAGCCCACCTCTATCTGCTCAGACAACGATTGGCCTGAGGATCAAATCAGATGAAAAGGAAGGATCAGATGACAAGTGAGCACTTAGGTGTGGGCCTTGATATTGGAACCATGAATTTCGTAGCTTCTCGGGCCAACCCATCTGGCGGTTTGAGCAAGCGTAAGCAAGTCACCGATGCCTACATCGAGTTGGAAGTAGATAACGTCAAGACCTTGAAACTGAGCAACATTCCTTACATCGAATTTGAAGAGGTTTTGGTAGTTACAGGCGAAAAGTCTTTTCAGATGGCCAACCTCTTCAAGCAAGAGGTCAAAAGGCCTCTTTCAAAGGGCCTGATCTCTCCGGATGCCTTGAGAGCTCAGAAGATTCTGAAGTACTTGGTCCATAGTGTGCTGGATGAACCCGCCGAAGTAGGCGAGCACTGTTTCTACTCAGTTCCTGCAGATCCAATCGACCTTCCAGGTCAGAATGCAGTGTTTCATACGGAGTTGTTTCGTAGAATCATCAGCAAGCGTGGTTACACAGCTCACCCAGTCAATGAGGCCATGGCCATCATCTATTCGGAATGTGCCAGCAGTAGCTACTCTGGTTTGTCAATGTCCTTCGGAGCTGGGCTCTGCAATGTGGCTCTCTCCTATAATACACTCATGGGGTTGAACTTCTCCATCTCCAAGGGTGGTGGGGATTGGATCGATACCAACGCGGCTCAAGCCACTGGATCCACGGCTGCTCGTATGTGTCTCCTTAAGGAACGTGGGGGTTTCAGTCTTTCCAAGCCCTCCAGTGAAAATCCGGAGATCGAAGCTATCTCAGTTTATGTTCGGACCTTGATCCGTCATTGCCTGAAGGTCACGGCTGCCAAGATCAAAAAGGAGCAAAGTGACTCAAGGCTTATGGATCCGATTCCTCTAGTTGTTTCTGGAGGTACAACCTTGGCCGAAGGCTTTCTTGACGTGTTCAATGAGGAATTCGAGGAGCTCAAGAAGGGGGGGTTCCCAATCCCCATTTCAGAGGTTCGGAAAGCAGTGGATCCCCTCAATGCCGTGGCGGATGGGTTGCTGGTGCTTGCGGAGAATGAGTACACTTAATGTACTTCTACCTGATCTCATCTCTGAAACGACGTCTCATACTTGAGTTGCAGGATAGCTTTTCAAGACATCCTGTGTATGAGAAGATCGTACCTTTTATACAGAACAAGTTTGCCTTTGATGAGCGTCCCCAATATGGGATCGTGGTCAAGGGATCTTCAGGGAACAAAGTTCAAGTATCCGCTCAGAATTACCTAGGATCCATAGAAAGTCACGTTATGCTGGCCTACTACAATGAGCCAGCATACCTACTTGAATGGGTGAAAGAGGACTTGAATGTTGTCAGAGAGAACGGGGATTCGATGCCGATCCCCGCGGGGGTCTATTACATAGAGTGCTTGTCAGCTCCCACTTCTCCTGGGGAGTTCGGTGAGTTCATCATTGATCCACTGCTGACCATCACCGATGAACCAGTCATTCAGATTCAGGAAGGGCCTGTAGTCCTAGCCAATCTTCAGAATCAACCTGTTCAGGGAACTCTTAGGCTCTGGACCAACAGGAATCTTCTACTAGTTGAAGGCTCGGACTATACGATTGACTACGAAACTCGTGAGTTACACTTCCTCACGGGTTTCTTTCCAGGATCTCTAATCACTGCAGACTATCGGTATGCGGCTCCGTCAATCGGTCCTATCAATTGGTCTTGGAACACTGCGGACTGGACCACCCTACCTGGGGTGGTACTCGCTTTCGGCAAGAGAGGTAGGGTTGGGGATAAGCAAGCGGTGGTGATCTACTCAGACCGAGTTGAGACTGCTCAGGCATACGGGGGTAGATTCGATGCCTCCTTCGATCTTGACGTGATCTCCAGAGACCCGATTCAAGTTGAGGAGATTGCGGATTTGGTTTTCATGTACCTTTGGGCGGAGAAGAGGAGCGCACTTTCCTTTGAGGGTATCGAACTCACGGATACTTCAATGGGTGGTGAGGCCGAGGAAACCTATGATGAGGCCGCCGAACTCTTCTACTATAACTACTCAATGACAGTGGCTATTCAGTCTGATTGGGAGATGCATCTACCGCTTCCCTTCACTGTGAGTAGAGCCTCAGCTTATACCAAACCAGATGGGGCTTCTAGCATCCAAGCTCTGTCCCAGGCTTCGCTTTTCTTCAATACTACGCCCGTTATTGTCGGGCGAAATGCAAGTTACGAACGAATCGGATGAAAGAGGGTTCTCAATGCCCCGATATACCTTCGAGTGCCCGTTGTGCTCGACTAGGTTTGATCGCACTCTGAAGATGGGAGATCACCCAACGCATCCTTGCCCTTCATGTAAGGAGGAAGCACTTAGGTTGTTCGACAAGACAGCCTTCGGGTTTGGTTTTGCTGCCGGTGGTACTGCACCTGCAAATTCAGGGGTTCACGATCAGGACTACCCGAGTGCGGATAAGATTGTCGGTAGGAGTGCGGATATGAGATGGGCAACCTATCGAGAACGAGACAAGGTTAAGAACCAAGTACGGGAGATTGGTGGAAGTCCAGCGCTAGAACGAGTGGAGGGTGAGGGGTATACTGAATACACAGCAATGGTCCAACCTAAGAGGGAAGCAAGGGCTAAATTGGTAGATTTTGCCGTGAATGTCGAAAGACAACGGGCAGTGAAGAGCGACGGGTGAAGACGTTGGTTATTGTCCAGGTGATGGCGAATAAATCACTTGTCACCTTGTAGTGTTATTGAGGGCTCGCCCTGATAGATCAAATCGGATGTAGATCCTTAGACTGAACTTTCTCTTACCAAATTCAGATCAGATCCAAATCAGATAGAAACTGCTGATTAGTTGTTGTTAGACAGGAGATCTATCATGAGTTTCGGACCCTTCGCAACCTATGCTGCTCCAGGTGTATACTCCCGCACTCTGACTGAAGCCAACGTTGCTTCTCTTATTGCCGGCCTGCGAATACCGTTCATCATCGGTGTTGGTCAGGAAGAGTTGGAGCAAGATGACCTAGAGATGGTGCGTGGCTCTTCCTCCACTCTTGACGAGCAGATCGTCAATGAGGATGTGAGTGTGCGCTGGATCGTGGATAATACGAACCCAAGTAATCCCATCCTTGGGGCAAACGATGGATCTAGGGTTACCTTCCAGGTTCGTAACTTCCCATTGGTTGATGGTCAAGGCTTTGGTCGAGTCACCAATGATTCTCGATCCGTATCGGTAACCGTGAATGGTACTCCGGTGGCCGTTGGTAGCGTGCTCGGGTCTATGGGTGAAATCACCCTTCAAGTCCCACCGCAGCCGACGGACAACGTACGAGTCACCTATTACTTCCATAGAGGTGATACTGCCTTCACGGATGACGTCTCCAATCAGGTATCGTCGACCAATCCTTCAATCACGACTCCCGGATTCGAGCCCTTCGTAATCTCGACTGGGTCCAATGATACCCTGAAGATCTCAGTGGATGGTGGTTCTGAATACACCGTGACCTTCCTCTCTGGGACCTCAACCGCTTCGAGTTTGAAGACTCAGATCGATGCGGGTATGATTTCCGGTCTCAGTACCTCGGTGTTCGTAGACAACCAAGGTCAGAGTCATCTGACCTTTACTGCGGTATCCTCAGTCACCATTGGGGATGGTACTGTGAATGGTATCTTCGGATTGAGCTCTGGCCAAAAGGCTAGTGGCAACGTGGACTTCCGAGTCTTCCAGCGCCCGGTGGTGGATGGCACATCTGGTGGCATCACGACGACCGATACCTCCAAGGTCGTTGTGAAGGTGAACAACGTCCAGGTAATTCCAACTGCAGTTGATGGTACCAATGGTATCGTGACTCTCGCCCAAGCTCCGGCTCCTGGATCCACGGTTACGATCAACTATTGGGCTAATACCTGGCAGGACACGTTCGACTATCTCCCAAACACGCTGGTAACGAATGTCATCCGATGCGGCATCAGTTCGGGACGTTCGGATTATATCCAGAATCAGGACTTCGTGGTGGTGAACCCATCCCCCGATGTCTCGATTGTTCACTGGGGTACCAGCTATTCAGTCTCCTCGACCTTGAACACGCCTGGAACCGAACCGTTCGATTCCTCACAGATTGTTCCCACCTTGGTGGATGACAAACTGTACTTGGTTGAGTGTGACGCCTACGTTGACACAACCGTTATCCCGGCAGCGGTCAGCAACACCGTGTTCATTCTCCCCGAGATCCCCACCACGGGTAACGGGCGTGATACGGTCCTTGGGAGTAGTCTTTATAGCTCCGTGGCCAACAACCGGCAGGACCTCATTACGAACCGTCCTGACCTCATTGTGGCTCGCGTAGGCCGCAATCTCGAGGATGCTCTCAATAGGTCGGCAGCCATTGTTACAGCGGTGGACGGTCCCAATCGGAAGATCACCCTGAAGACTCCTCTCCCTCCGGATTGGACGGTCTTCGCTACCTTCTACTACAACCGGATCGTGGATGACACCTACATCTTGACCAACAAGACCCCTGGACCAATCGGGGTTGGTCAATATGAGTTGTTCTCGACCTTATTCAACAAGAATTTGTATCAGATTCGCTTCGGGAGCAAGAACGGGACGCTTACTCAAACCGTTCAGTGGCCACGAGGTGTTGAGCAAATTCCGGATGCCATGCATGTTGGCGGCACTCCAGTAGGTGAGACTGTCACGGTTACGTTTGGGCAGTCCACACCACGGAATGCGGTCTATACAAATGAAGGGGCACAACCCTACTCATTCTACAGCCCGTACTCCGCAACCTGGAGAACCCTAGTTAATGGGACTGCGGTAACCACTACCTTGGGTACGGCTACAAGAGCCTACTTGGTTAGTCAGGCTCTTGCTTTGAGTGGTGGCGCTCTAGTGGATACCATTGTTACGGGTACTAACGATAGCTTAGACCTAGCAATTGATGGGGTCACGCTCTCGGAAGTTAACTTGTTGAGTTCATCTGGTTGGACTTCCACCGGTTGGACAGGTTCTTACAATTCTTTTACCCACACCACTGGGAATACTACCGCGCTAAGCAACACCTTTGCCGCTGTTTCGGCCAGGGTTTATAGCTTACTCATCACTATTACCGGAAGAACTGCCGGAACTGTTACAGCAGCTTTTGGAGGTGGAACAACCGGAGCTATCTCGGTAACTACTACGACGTTGATCACAGCCTCCGGTACGGGCAACTTGGTGATCACCCCTACAAGTGACTTTGATGGAACTGTTTCAATCAGCTTGAAGGCAAAACTCACTCTTACCGCGGGTAACCCAACCCCAGCCGATATCGTAACTAGGGTGAATAGCTACATTGACTATGTCCTAACTGGGACTAACTACCTACTCACTTCAATCCCAGGTCCAGGATCCAATTCTGTATTCTTTGTGATTCGAGGACTCTCGACCCCGGCGGCTCTTCCCGGCGGGTTTGATCATCAGAGTCGAGTAACCATCAATCCGGGTACAGCGGAGACCCTGCTTGGGTTCACGACGTTCCAGACTGCTGCTGGAACCACTGGTGCTATCAACAAGCCTGCCACCTTGTTGAGTAGCGTTTCAAACCCCTTCACCTTCACTTCTGGCTTGAATGATGTCTTCAAGGTCAGGCTCAATGGGGTGGACTTCCAGGCTACGCTCACCAACGAGATCACGCCTACTACAGGATGGGTTCTAGGTGCTAACTGGTCTGGCGCTTATAATGCCTTCGTTCACGCTACTGGAGCCGTTGAGACCCTGACCAATCCGATGGCTGCTATTGTAGGTGCAACCTACAACTTCACCATCACGATTACTGCGGCGACTGCTGGGTCAATCGCTCTTTCGTTTGGCGGTGATGCTACTCATACGACTATCTCGGCTACCACTACGTTCTCGATCACGGCTAGTACCACGGCTTCGTTGGTCATCACTCCGACTACAGACTTCGATGGTACTGTGGCTGTCAACATTCAGTCCACCTCAGCTGGGGTCATTGCTAGTCAGATTCAGTCGGTGATCTCAAGTCAAGGTACTGCCTCGGCAGGTACTCTTGGTAATCTCGGGAAGGTCAGGATCACCAGTCTCGTTGACTCTCCTCAGTCATCGGTATTGATTCTTGATGGCACAGCCAACACCATTCTTGGGTTCAATGAGAGTGATTCAGCAAGTCAGACTCTCGTGACGGTTCAAGAGGTTGTCGACCGTCTCATGGATACCCTTGGATTTGCGGTCTCCTCGTGGACTGGAGCCCCAACCCCTAACGCAACGGGCGCGGTAGCTTACCCGACGGTGATCAACAACCAGACCTACTTGACGATTGAGTCCCTGACAGTTGGCGCAACAACCTCGAGTATTGGGTTCCTGTCTGGTAGCAACTCGGCTTTCAACACCACAGCAGGAACTGAGATCGTACCCGGAACCTCTGGGGACAATGGCGAGAGTGCTACTAACAACTTCACGGTGTCCTCTTCGGATCTCGTGAATGGATCCTCAGGTACTGGGTATCCAGGGCAGACTTATACGGATGCCCGTACGGGTCTCAGGTTCACGATTCTCCCATCGACTACCTCGTACGCAACGAGTGGTGCTTTCACCCTGGTCATTTCTCAGTCCTTCAATGTCAACCCAGGGGTTCCGTACTACGCCATTCCGGGCTTGGAGACCATTGTCACCAATACCGTCAATGTCGGAGTGAATGACACGGCCAATGTCCAAACCTTCAATCCGTCTGGGCTCGAACCGAAGAACGGAGACTACTACTACATTAGCTACCGCTACATGAAGCAGGATTTCTCGACGAGAATCTTCACCACGTTCAAGACCATTGAGGCTAACTACGGCAAGCTCTCCGCTGAGAACCGGGTTACTCTCGGCGCTTATCTAGCAATCCTCAATGGTGCTGTTCTGGTCGGTATCACTCAGGTTCAGAAGGTTCCGAATACGAACCAAGCATCGGCTCAGTCCTTCATCACGGCGATCAATGGTTTGACCAGCCCCTTACCTGGGAACATCAAGCCAGATATCCTCGTACCCCTTAGCACGGATACCGCAGTCTATTCTGCCCTGACTCAGCATTGTGAAGTCATGAGCAACATCCGCAATCAGTCGGAGCGGATGGGTATGATTGGCTTTGCAAGCGGAACCAGTCCTACTACGGCTCAGACAATTGCGAAGAACCTATTCAGCTCGAGAATCGTGGCTTACTACCCGGACTCAGTCGTGGTGACCTTCACGGATGAGCTTGGGAATACATACGAGTCCCTGGTTGATGGTACCTTCTTCGCGGCAGCCGTAGCTGGTGCGGTTTGCTCACCAGCTATCGATGTGGCCACTCCGTACACGCATAGGCAAATCCAAGGGTTCACCAGAATCCCGAGAATCATGGATCCAGTTGAAGCAAACCAGACAGCCGTTGCTGGTATCACGGTTCTTGAAGATCTGCAGCCAATCATTCGGATCCGTCAGGGTCTCACGACCAACATGACCTCTGTTTTGACTCGTCTGCCCACGGTCACTCAGATCGCGGACTATGTGTCGATCAGCTCTCGTTCGGTCCTGGATGCCTTCGTGGGTACGAAGTTCCTCGCTAGCCGAACCAACGAGGTTGAGGTCTCCATGACCTCGTTGTTCAAACAGTTGATCCAACAAGAAATTGTGGCTGCCTTCACTGGCATCTCCGCTACGGTGGATGCCGATGACCCCACAACACTTAATGCCGAGGCATATTATCAACCTATTTTCCCATTACTTTACCTGTTGCTGGTGTTCTCGCTGCGCGCAAGGGCCTAAATTTACTGGGTTTTTTGTAAAAACTGACCTAGAATCAAACCGATTGCTTGACATAACGTCCTCTTGTACTAGAGTGGTCGAAACACCATGACAGACAAGAGGACGTTGGCATTTCAGGCATTTCACACAGAAGAACCATTCAAGGCGTTAGCTGCTAGGATTAAGGCTAGCCCAAACACTGTGCGAGCCTGGTGGGTTGAGGACTTTGGGAGAGAAGCCTTTGTTGCTCGAGGGAAGGCAATCCAGTCAAAAGCGGCACGGATTGTTGGATCAGCAAAGAAGGGAACCACCTGTAATGTACGGGAGACTGTTGAGACTTGTTGTGGGTGTGGGATTGAGCTACGAATCAACTTGATCCAAAAAGCTCGTTCAAAACGAATCTTGTGTCCTACTTGCATTGATAGAGAACGTGGGGTTGACCGTACCTGTCCTGTTTGCGGTATTGGGTGTGTAGGGGTTAAGGGTTTAGCAATGCACCTTGCCCAAGTTGAGGATGCTGCTCATGAGCAGTACCAGCTAGCTCAAGAGGATGCTAACTGGGAGGGTTTTGAGGAAGGTAGAGATTTTGTTCGGTGCTTAGTGTGTGGGCATCGTGGGGTCCGTATTGACCGTCATGTTTCCTCTCAGCATGGGTTGAGTGTTGTTGAGTACCGAAGTCGATTTCCAGGGGCGGCGGTTCAATCCGATAATCTACGAGAAGCAAAGTCGGTTAGTGCTACCATCCAACACCAAGAAGCACCTCGTAAAGGTTTGACGAAGGAGCTTCAATGTCCTTCGTGTGGGAAGACTCGGCAGGTCGGATTGACTTTTGCCCCTAAGATGCATGAGTCCAGATGCCCTGATTGTGTAGAACTAGAGGAGGAAGCCGCTATCGAGTTGAAGTGGTCTTCCTTGGTTGAGGGTGCAGATTATGTAGTGTGTCAGGTTTGTGGTCATAGGGCGGAGAGCTTAGTTAGTCATATCCGTAGCGCACATCCAGAACTGGAGGGTGAGTACCAGAAAGTATTTCCTGGGGCTCAAGTCATTGCTCTCAACTCAAGTATTCGAGTGAAGACTGAAGAAACTAGGAAGAAACTATCAAGTTCTGCTGGTTGGAAGCTTGGACACACTAAAGAGACAGACGTTTCGATAGCTCAAGCTGCTGAGAAACTGTCTGTGACTATGAAAAAGGTCCGGGCAACTAAGTTTTGGCGGTCCGTAGACCTAATTCACTTAGATCGAGACCTGCTCAACTCTTTCAAGCTCAAGAACGGCAAGATCTCTATTGGTAAAGCAATGGCGGCCTTGGGGCATGCTTTTGTTACTATCAAGCGAGAATGTGAAAGACACGGGTTAGAAGTCTCTCGGAAGCATATTCAAGAGGCCCTCTACCTAGAGGCCTTATCCAAAGTTTTGGGTGGGGCACCTTATGAGGTAGAGTGGTCTCCAGAGTGGGCTATCAACCCAGGAACTGGATGGCGTTTCCGCTATGATGGTTACTTCCCTGAGTTCAACTTAGTAGTGGAGTTTCACGGATACCAGCATTGGACTTTCCCTAACTTCTATATGAAAGACGAAACCCAGTACTTCGCTCTTCAAGAACGTGATCGGATTAAGGAGAACTTGATCCATTCTGATCCAACGCTTCGGTACTTTCTTGTTCGGGAAGACGAGCCTTATGCGGATCCGGAGTACCTTCGGGGTCGGTTGATTGACGAAGGCATCCTAGATCCGGGTAAGTAGCCCATAAATTCCTTGTTGGAGAGCTCTGGGTGTAGTAGCTTCCAACGTAGGAATCCCATGCTAATTCCGATCACTCCCAAGGTAGCAGTTGATGACCCAGCGGATGATGGTGAGATTGAGGTCGGCGAGTTCCAAGTAGCCGAGTACATCATCTTTCTTCTGGCTTTGGATACCTACGAAAGGTACGCTGAAGAGACCTCTGGGGTGGATGACACGGAGGACGCTCTGATCAAGCGTGGCTTGAAGGTCCTTCGAATGGCTGATACCCAGATCGATGCGTATCGGGAGTACTTGGAAAGTCATCTCTCCAAGGAGTCTCAGAAGTCGATGTTGCGAAGGGCTTTGAACCTGAAGGTGTTCAACCCTGCTGGGGCTGCTCGAAGGGCTCTCCACTTTAGGACGTTGCTCACACGTGGTGGGACTCAGACGGTCAAGGGGATCTTATCTGACGCTAAGTATGTCAGGCAAGTTCGGGCAGCCATTACTGCTTCGATGCTTGAGGATTCGGACAAGGCTCTCGACATCTTTGCTGCCATCCCCCTAAAGAACGTTCGGATGCGGGATTGGATTGATGCTGCAGCCAAGCAGGCTGGGTCAGGTGGGTTTGCCCCATCGCCAGTAGACAGTGCCTCGAACGAGGTTTCCAACTCGACAGAGATTGCCTCTGCGAGCATTAAGGCGCAGGCCACTGAGGGTGCAGAGTCTACGATTGTTGAACAGAAGTCCAGATCCTTGATGCTGGCTGAGGTTCAGGACAATGCCACACTCGCGGCCAAGAAGTCATTGAAGATCAATCAGCAGAGTGACGAGCCGCCAAGTAAGTCCGAGGTTGTTGGTATTGCTACGGCTGCTGCTGTGGCTGCATTGAGTGATCCCAACCTGCTACAAAACGTTCCACTTCCTCTGAAGAACCTTGACGAGGAGCAGAGGGCGGCTGCTCTCACTGGAGGTCGAGTTCGAGTAGCGGCGGGCGCGGGATCGGGCAAGTCGACCACGCTGGTAGCTAGGATCGACTACTTGGTAAAGGATCTTAGGGTCAATCCTGCCAGGATCATGGCTTGTTCCTTCAATCGTAAGGCAGCTCTCGAGTTGAAGGAGAAGATTGCCAAGAAGGTTGGAGAGGGATCTTCTGGTATTCAGGTTGGGACGATGCATTCGCTATTCGCGAAACTCATTGTTGGTACAAAGGACACTCCAGGCTTTGGTACTCGTGAAGAGCAAGACATGCTCCGTCCGCCAAGGCTCATTGCTCCAACCGGCAAGGGAGTGAAGAGTATTAGTCCTGGAAGCCTATCTCAGACAATCCGCAACATGTGGACTGAGTGTGGAGCTGATTCTTTGGTCTCGAGGTATGGGTATCCGAGAGCTTGGGTAATGGAGCCGCCCAAAGCCAAGAGGGCGAGTCTTTACCTTAATGCCTGGCGTGGGAACAATATTGGTTTGGAGGAGGCCAAGGCGAAGGTCACTTCTAAGCATGAGGCTCAAGCAGTAATCTGGTACGAGATGTATCTTGGACTCAAGGGGGATCTCCCTGGTTGGCGGCCTCCCTGCAATCCCTCGAAGCCCTTCGAGAACTTCATGAATAGGAATCGCAAGGGTGGAGAGAGGCTTGGAGACTTGGATGACATGCTCAAGATCCTACGGGATATCTTGAAGCGAGATCCCAAGGCAAGGGTTGCTATTCAGAGTATGCACGATCACATCTTGGTAGACGAGGCCCAGGATCTCAATGCTACTCAACACGAAATCTTTGCTATGATGTCGGAGCATATCACTCAGGACTCGAAGGATAAGTCGATCTGGATGGTCGGGGACTCAAAACAGGCAATCTATCAGTTCCGTGGAGCAAAGCCCGAGTTGTTCGAAGGCCTTGATGAAGGATGGATTACACGGAACATTCGTACCAACTATCGGTGTCAACCTGAAATTGTCGAAGCGGCTAACACTCTCATTGCACATGGTAATGAGGCTAATGTGGTTCCGTCGATGGCTGATCCACGTAAAGATCGGGGTCGGTCATCTATTCAGGTTTCGACTCCTGAAAACAATGTGGATGCAGCCATTGATACCATTGGGCGCTTCCGGAAGGATATTGATGAGGGTGCTCAGGTCGAGGACTATGCAGTGTTGGCTCGAACCAACGCTGAACTGAATGACTTTGAGACGGCCTGCATCATCAATGAGATCCCCTATATACGTAGGGGAGGTAAGGGTTTCTTGGAGGCTCCTGAGTCAAGAGCTGTTCTCGGTTTCATTGATCTAGCTGTTGGAAACGACTACGCGAAGATGAAGAGTTCCCTCGTGGCTGCTCTGATGAAGCCAGATCGAGCACTCTTTCTTGGGCATGATGACATTGAAAAGGCAGTAGATGAGGCTCTCAATGATGTTGCTCGTCGGGAACGGGTTGACGTGAAACTTGTTAGGCCTGACATTCTTCTAGAATCTAGATATGTAGGGCTTTTAGCAGATAGGCTAAAGCTACCGTATCGGCTCAAGATCATGAGCTTCGCTAAGGGTGACACTCGCAAAGGCGAGTGGATGTACAATCAGAGGGTTGATGAGTTAGCAGCTAATCTCCGAGGTATGGCTACGAACATCCGGGACCTTCGGGCCTTCATCGATGAGAACAAGCCCACGACCGAACTACTCGACTATGTTCTCGACAACATGCAGTCCACAGTTTCTAGTTGGGATCCTCTTGCTCGTAGAGTCGTGACGGAGACAACCTCCCTACGCGAGCAGATCACGAATGATGTGGCTGTTTATTCGGATGATGAGGGGGAGGATGAAGAAGAGGATGTTTCGAAGGAACCAACCACACCCTCTGAGTTAGGGGATGAAGGGTTGATGCCAGCCAAGGAGAAGGCAGATAGCGCCAAGGGTCTTGGGGCGGTACAGTTTCTCTATGCTCTCGTCAAGCCGAATGAGAATGATCAAGAGAACCGAACTAACCCTGAGGAATCCCAGGGTTTCGTCCAGAAGATTGTCAGGTATTCGAAGGTTGCAGAGAGCCTTCGAATTGACCCGGATAAGTGGGAGAAGGAGCAACAGAAGCTCGATCCCGGTCTACGTAAGGAGAAGCCACCAGCCATCAGTCTTTCGACGGTTCATGCCGTCAAGGGCGCACAATGGAAAAACGTGACTGTTTTGATGCCCAAAGGGTTGTTCCCCATGGAACGTAAGCCAAAGCCTGATGAGCTTCCACCAGATCCAGAGATGACGGCGGCTCAGATGAAGGCAGAACGTAACCTGGCTTACGTTGCCTTAACTAGAGCTGCCGTCAACCTTGAGGTGACTTGTCCGATGGACAAGGGGGTTAGTCCCTTCGTTTTTCAAGCGGGGCTTACTCCAGGTGAGAACGTACCAAAGTCTGGGGCTGATACTGAGAACGTGAAGGAAGCAGGAGTTGCTAGAGTTTGGATTCCAGCCCACGTTGAGGAGTATTGATCCATGGCCGCCCAATACACAGTGATCACCTTGCCGGAGATGGAGACCTTTCTCAAGAGAGCTTTTAGAGCTCTTCGACCTAAACAGGGGACTCAGAATAGGGAGATCTACTATGATCTCAACCTCAGTCCTCAGGTCGTTATTCGAGTTTGGACCTCGATAGTCTCCGCTTGGGGTTCAGCGGCTGGAGCTGGGGAGGATGCTATTAGGGTCCAACTCTTGGGGGTTAGAGTGAATCGCCCTCTTGTCTCAGGCAAGGCCCCCATCGTCAAGAGAACTCAGAATTGGCGCAATTCGCTCCAAGATCGTATCGAAGATTACTTGGAACTCTATGAGGAGAAGTCCGAGTATTGGGATGAACGTGGAGGAGCTGAGCCGGGGTCGAAGGGTCCAGCGGCTTCCGCCAAGCAGATCAACTTCATCTTGTCTATGGGTTCTAAGGCCGAAGAGGCTCAGTGGGATGAGACTGGGTTGTCTTGGCCTGTGGATGAAAGTGAGGTCCAGAACCTCACTACCAAGGATGCAAGCAGGGTTATTGAGACCTTGCTTAGCCAGGGTCTCGGACGCAGATATGCAAGCGAAATAACTGACGTTGGGATTCGTGAGGTTTTACGTCAAGAGATTACAAAGTCCTTACAGGCTAGTATGCTTGAAGAACTATCTTGCGAGAAGTCCTGTGGGGAGACCTGCGGAGGGGATTGCAAGGAACCTGGGTGCACCTGCGGAGGCAAGTGCAAGGGGGGTTGTCAGTGTTCAAAGCCACCAGCTCCTATTGTGACCAAAGTAGCATCAACTTCAATGTCGTATGAGGACCCTGTTGTTGCGTCTATCTTGGATGACTTGCTCAACTGAATCTCGGTGTACTCCGTTGAGTGGAAGAGCTAAAGTTTGAGGTAGTCATTGGTTCAGAGTACCCTAAGGATTCGGTCCTATTTGAGGTTGATTCTAGTCCATCTCAAGTAGGAGAGGGGGTCTACAACCATCATGGTGAGGGGTTTGACCCATTCAGTACAGGTGCTCTGACTCGACTGTTTGAGGATTTGGTGATCGGTACCAAGTTGCCTCTGACCTTTTCCACCAAGAGGGTTCGAGCTCCGGACACCATCCTTGCGATCTCCTTGTTCCTGAATAGGGATCTATTATTGTTACCAGCTACCCCGGGTCTAGTTTATGGGGTGGATTTGGCTCATCGATTTGGGCCCCAGATGTTGGCTCACTTAGACCCAATCGTTTCGGGCTTCTTCAAGGCCTTTCCACGGTTCTTCACGCCTAATCTGACGAATCGAGAGGTTGGGGAACGAATCGCCACTATGGTTCAGTGGATCCGTGAGTATCTCACTGAAGGCAAGTACCCAAACTTGGGGGGATCCACTCCAGAGGTACGTATCATTGATGTCGGATCTAATGGTTTCGTACTTGCGGATGCTCTCGAGGTATCCATAGATGCTTGGGAGGTTCTCTATCGAGAGGGGTACCTTCGAGGGGTTCTTCTAGGTCCTGAAGTGGATGGACGTCGTCGGATTCTTGCCTCTAGGAAGAACGAGAGGGCTTGGGAACAGCTCCCCAAGGCTGTTCCGTTTCTAAATGAGCTTGAGTCTCTCTCCAATGGGCTTCCAGAGTGGAAGTTTGAAGGGGACTTTCTGTACTCACCCAGTGTTGGGACTCAGGCACTAGTATCTCATCTGTTGAAGGTATTTTTGGGTTTTTGACTAGGCATGGGATACAGTCAAAGAAGATCCCCATTGGATCCAACAGACCCAAAAGTCACTGAGTTCTAGGTTGAGTTATTAACCCAACCTGCATCGGATACTATCCCGTGCCTCCACCAGATCGGAACTCGAGTTGTAATCTTGTTGTTACAAGTACAGAGTAGCCCTACTCGCGCGCTTGTACGAAGATGAATCAACGAACTCTGGTCACAGTTGCTACCGATGGCTTTCGAGACTACGTAGATCTCCCAGATGGTAGGGAGATCAACTTGGGATCTGTGTCCGTTCTCAAGTTAGTTTCCTCCCTAGTTCGTGGATCTCACGAGTGTCGTAGGGCTTTGGACACGTTTCTCAAAACAAAACAGGCGATCATTGCTGTTGATTTGTTTGCTTTAGAGGACTTGTTGAAGCCCAAGCGCGCACGTTGGGCTTCAGACGATGATCCGTTTATCCCAGCTGTTCCATTGATTACCACACACGTTGGAGCTGAGCAACAAGGTCGAGGCACTAGTATGGATCCAGATACCGCACAGGCTGAGGCGATTCGAAGTCAGATTGATGAGCTTGAGAAGCAGATCGCTTTGATCGAGCAAACAGCCAAGGAGCATGCCTCTGGGTCTCAGAGTGCCGATCAACTCAAGGGTTCTGTCGATTCCTTGAAGGCTCTCGTGGCCGAGTTGGGGAAGCCCCCCAAGGGCCAGAGTGACAATCAAGCCTTCTACTTCAAACTCGCTAGCCTGGAAGAAGTGCTTTCGAAGGTTGAAGGTTGTGGGTCAGCTTCGGAAGTGGACGTCAGCTCCTTCCATTTGACAGCCTCAGATCTCTTTTCGGAGGTCACCGGGAAGACCATCAAGGCAGCAGTTGATGAGGATGTGCTCGAGGACTTGGAGTTGTTCATGGACAACACAGGGTCTCTGCACGCTCAGTTCAATAGCATCATCGCTAACCTGAAGCGAAAGATGGAGTCCGGTAAGTATGACCCCGAGCAATCCCCCAAGCTTTGGTTGTATTGGGTCGAAAGTGGGGTCAAGGCCTATGCCAAAGAATTCGAAGCCAACCCAAGGACTATGTTTCCCATGGAACTCAAGAAGACCTTAGCTGAGCGCCTTGCCAAACGTTATGACCCCGCTGTTCAAAGTGGTGAGTACGGAGAGCTGAAGGTCAAGAAGGCCTCCGAGGGTGAAGTCACTGGACCTGCTGAGGACGTTGCTAAGCAGACGAAAGTCGAGAACCCCTACGCTGGTGAGGATCAGAGCAAAAACACCACTTACTACAAGTTGGCTGCCTCCGAGGTACCCTTCATCAATGAGGCATTCGCCGATTCGGTGATGTCTAAAGTCGAGAACGCTTTTCGAACTATCGAAGCTAGTTCGAAAAAGGGTGCCGAAATTGCCAGAAAAGACCTGAACCTCATCACTATGAAGCTGGATACCCTGATCAAGGAATCAAGCCTTGATGATCCATCACTCAGTGCAGAGCTACGTAAGCTGTCCGGGATGGTTGATCAGATCCAATCTCACTTTGCCTAATGCTGACTTCAAACCTTCTTCCGTCGTCTGCTCAAGATCAAGTACTGCTTGATCTTGACGATGGCGCGCTTGAGAAGAAGGTCTGTACTGGTCCTTGTGGCAGGGGTCTGCCCCTTAGTGCTTTCAAGAAGCATAAGACAGGTAAGTACGGTCGGTACTCTTGGTGCAGAGAGTGCTGTTCTAAGAAGGGAAAAGATCAGAGAAAAGCCAACCCGCTTACTGAGGAAGAACGAAAGGTTTCCCGTGAGCGTTCCAAGGCGTTTCGAGATTCTCATCCTTTTTCTGAAGAAGAGAGGGTGGTTGAGAGAGAACGACATAGGGTATACTACTCTAACTCTGAGCGCCGATTGGCTGCCTCTAAACTTTGGAAGGTTAATCACCCTGAGCAAGCTAAGGCCACTTACCATGCTTGGTTGAAGAACAATCCTGAGCAAGCTAAGGCGTCTTCTAAGCGGTGGAGGGAGAACAATCCTGAGAGGGTTCGTGAGTTATATACCAATTGGGTATCTTCCAATCGAGAACGAGTCCGTGCTTTAAAACGTAAGTGGCATACTGAACACCCTGAAGCCCGTCTTCGACGATATGCTATTGTTCAGGATTCTGACTTCACCTTTGATCAATGGTTGGAGATCCTCAACGAGTTTGGGTTTTAATGTGCTTATTGTGGCTGTTCCAATGAAGCTAACCCAAGACCATCGTGTTCCGATCTCTAAAGGTGGTACTCATACAAGGTCTAACATTGTCCCAGCTTGTCAGCCTTGTAACTCTAAGAAGGGGTCAAAGGATCCCCACCTATTCCCTATAGTAGTTAAAAAACAAGCTAACCAAAACGAAAGTAGAGAGTGAGTTATGGGATCTCCTCGTGAATTGGACACATTTGTCTACCGGGCCGGGACCGCTCCGAATACTCGGTTTGCGGTATCACAAAAGAATAAATTGTATTCCTACATGGTTTCAAAGAACAAGTTCCAACAGATCGGCGCAGTCTCGGAATTTGGCTTTGACGAATCACGTACTATTGATCCGGTACGTGGGGTTGGTTTCGGCGATATGATCGCCGAGCTCGTTCCCGGCGTTACTGAGCCTATGACGTTGACCTTGAACCGTACCTTGATGTACACGGTCAACATCTTCCAGGTGTTGGGTTACAAGGGTGGAATCGAGGGGCTTGTAAGGTCTCTTCGTCATCACCGTTGGCCCTTCGACATCAAGCAGGAGTTAGTCTTCAGTGAGATTAGCTCGAAGGAAGATATTGTTGGGGTTCCAATCGCGGTTAAGAGCGCAATGGCTCAGCCTTCTGGTGTGAACAACATGTACACCAACAATATCAAGGCGCTTTTCACCTTCTTTGAAGGGTGTTGGCTCAACAGCTATTCTGCATCCTTTACTTCTGATGCAGCCATTGTGGCTGAGAACAGTTCAGTCACGGTAACCGATATCATCGACGGAGTGTCCAACTATGGCGAGTTCATCGATTCGGGTCTTTCCCCGGGTGGCGGTGGTACTGCTGGAGCTGGGTTCTCTCTGAGATTTGCGGGTGGTGCACAGCCTAAGGTAGGCTTAGTCACCTAAGACGTGGCACTTGGGACGATTCCCTAAGACGTGGTTATCTCCGAGGCAATAGATGAGATGGACCAGCGGACACGGATGTGAATGTACACAAGATCAGATTAGATACAGATCCTCATGCCCCAATCTCCCTTGTGGAGCCTAGATTACCTCTAGCTGGGATGTAGATGTAAATTTCAGTTCCCCGTATCCCCCGCTAAGTCCTTCTCACACCGTAGGTATGAGAATGGCAAAAAGACTCAAAGCTAGCAAGATTCAAGACGCAATTCAGAAGGCTCAACGAGTAGGTGAGGTAGAAGAACGGTTTACGATAGACGGTTGCGACATAGTCCTACGTAGCTTACAGCCTGGAGAGATCAAGGCTGTAATGGAGGAGATCGATGGGCTAGAAGACATCGAGTACATGACGGGCTACAGGATAGGGCACTTGTGCAGATCGCTTATCGAGATCAATGGGGAGAGCCTTAGAGAGTTCGAATTCATTGAGGTTGAGATCGAAGAGGGCGATGAGGTTAAGACCATCGCCCTTGAACGTCACAAGTTCGTTGCGGAATACATCCTAGCGAGCTGGTCTCAGGAATCCATCAACTCAGCTTTTCGTAAATTTAGTGACGTCATCGAACTTGCTGAGCAAAAGGCTGTGGAGGGGATCGAGTTCCGAGTCCCTGATGAGACTCCAGAGGACAAGTTTAAGCGGTTGCTCTTGGAGGCTAAGGAACTTGAAGGGCAGATCCCGTTTGAGCTGGTGGGCAGGATCCTTGATGAGATTGGGTACTTGTCCAAGACCTCGAAGGAGGAGCTTGAGACCATTGACAAGCGTTTGGGTCGGGTAGCCTCTGAGATCAACAACGGTCGTTCCTCTGAGAGTGAAGCTCCAGCACCCACGCTTGCGACTTCAGAGCAACAGGTAAGACCCGCCCGGGTACCCTTGAATCAACGCTCTGTGAGTATTCCGGTGCCTACCCCTCCAACGGTGAGTCGGGCTGAAGTCGCTGAGGAGTCTCGCAAGCCTCTCATACCTCTTTCTCCTGAGGTCCTCAGAAGATCTCGAGAACTGGAAGCACTTGAAGGAGGATTTACCCCACCCTCCTCCGAGGTTGAGCGTCTCAACGTGGCAACCGCTCCGGCAGTTCAGAGTTCAACTAGGCTAGCCGAATCAATTCCAAGTGGGTCTGTGGTTTCGGCATCCCCATCCACCAGGAGTGACCCTACTAACGGCATTGGGTCCATTCTGGATCGTCCCCCAGTAGCTGGGGTGAACCCTCGTTACCGGCCCACACCGAGGGGGTGAGCTATGGCTCACCCATCCCTCAACGATAGGATCAACCAAATTGTAGAGGGCGCCGAAGAGAGCTTTGAACCCCAAGAGATTGATCCAGAGGACATTCGGATTCCGGCACCCAAGGAACCTGAAGTAGATCCTAGGATCTATCGTGATGTTGAGAGTCTTCTCTTTCGTGGGTTTTTGGTTCTACCTGCCACCATCAACGACGTTCAATTCGTCTTCAAGTCCATTAATCACCGGGAGTACGAGTATCTCCAATGGATGAGTGGGCCGGTAGGTTTGGTTACCGGGAAGTCGATTGATAGGTACTACAAGGCATTCATGGCCTACGGCGTGTTTATGATCGATGGTCAGAACATCCTCCCGGATCGTGATGCTTGGGTGCCTCAATTGGAGGAAATGTTCTCAACTCTACCAGGTGGAGCTAAGGCTAAGATTGTCCAGTACCTGTCTGAGGTGAACCAGAAGGCCTCGGATGCTGTAGTACTAACCGAAGCCTATCAGATCGAGAGTTATTCGAGGTACCGTTGGCACCAACTGAAAGGGTTGGATCTGATGGCCTCGTCCTCCACTGGCATAAGAGGGACTCAGAGTCTTGGGTTGAACTATGCTCAACTTGCTTGGCGTGCTCTCAATCTCTATGAGGACATGAAAGACGGGGCTGAGAGGGAGTGGGATAACGCCAAGTTCATTGGATCTTGTTTTGCGGGTAAGGAGATCCGTAAGCTCTACGCTCAAGACAAGGACCGTCGAATCAAGGAGCGCGAGGAGAAGGTCAGGCGACGAGACAAGCTGATTCGACAAGTGATTTTACGAGAGAGTCCAGAGGCGGCTCAGAATCAGGGTCGCTATATCATGCAGGTAGCTAGGACCTCTGAGGAGCTAGCAGATCAGTTGGAGAGGAGCCTTCGTGGGGAGAGGGATTGGCATGATGAGGTCGTTGCTCGAGAAGAAGCCAGAAGAAGAGAGCAAGTGTTGGAACGTCAGCAGAAGCTTAGGAACTTGTATGAGGAGAAGAGCAAAGACTCACCACGCCCATACTCTGCAGTAACAAGTCTCGAAGGATTGAGTAAGGCTGAGGTTGAGGAAAGGATCTGGCACAAGAAGCAGATTGAAGCTCAGAATGCAGCATCCAGGATCGTATATCCTGAGATGGCTGACGAGAGATTGGACTCCTTTATCAGCAAGTATATGTCTGAAGACGACCCTACTTATCAAACGTCTGGGGTGGGTACAACTGACCGGGACCCTTCTGAAATCAGGGTCCTACCCCCTACTAGATCTACCGCTACCCCGTTCAGGAGATAACCTGTGCCGAATCGTGAAGATATCGAACTAGCGTTCAACGTCGAGCTAGAGACTCGAAAGGCAATGCGTTCAATCTCCACGATTGACAGGCAGTTGCGGAAGACCGTAAGTCAAAAGCTTCAGATCAAAGCATTCGACTCGAAGGGGATTCAGAACTTCAGTAAGGAACTAGCAAGATCTAAGAATGCGCTTCGTGGGGTTGCTTTCTCGATGTCCCCTAAGACTCGTAGGAAGTTTGATCAGGACTTTAAGGCTATGGGGCTTGCCTATAAGCACCTTACCAAAGTGGTGAGAAGGGAGAAGTCCAAGATCACAGTCCTCGAGAAGAGAGCTCTCAAGGAACAAGACGTGACTCTGAAGAGGACACTTGAGGATCAACTCGAGACCGAAAAGAAGGCTAGTCTTAAGTCAATCAGGATGGCTCGAAAAGGGTATGATACCAAACGTCGAGCGTTTGGTAAGAAGGTAGTTGGTTCCGGAGCTGGAGCTGAGATTGAGAAGCGTTCTGCTCAAGCCAAGCAAGCTAAAGAGTTCATCGAGGGAATCAAGTCTCACAAGACTGGGGCCGAACTAGCTGAAGGCTTCAAGGACGCGGTTGGTGCGATGTCTGGGAAGGACATTTTTGGTCTCGGTAGGGCCGGGATGAAGATGTCTGGTAGTTTGCTCAAAGGTCTCGCCAAGGGGTCGATGGCCAAGGGTGCTGGAGTAGCAGCCAAGGGTGCCGAGATGGGCGGGATGACTGGTGCTACTCTGAAGGGCATCGGTGGAGCAATGAAGGGCATTGGTCCGCTACTTGGAAGCCTCTCCAAGCTTGGTCCGATGCTTGGTTTGGTAGGTGGGGCTCTCTTTGCCTTAGTGAAACTCCTCCTCGATGCTGACGCGGCCGTGAAGGAGATGAACCGTACGGTTCTTGAGGGTGGGTCCACTTGGGATACCTATGCCTCGAAGGGTCGGAATGTGAAAGCTGGCATGGAGAAGATGGATGAGTCTCTCAAGCGTCTACGTTCTGAGACTACCGATCTGAAGATGAACTTCAGTATGGGAACAACGGCCAAGGATCACCAGCAGGTGATCAATACTCTCGAGCGTGAGGGCGTTACCTTAGAGAAGATGACCGTTAGCTTCCAGAAGTACACGGACATCACCAAGCAGTCCATTGTATATTCTCGCTTGTTTGGCGTTTCGGTGGATGAGATTGCCCAAATGCAAGCTGAGATGATGCAGCAGATGGGATCTGGTCTCGATGACCTAGGTAAGCAATTCGACATGATCGGTCGAGCTGCAGAAGATTCTGGAATAGCTCAGAACAAGTTCTTCGCAATGCTCCGTGGGGTCTCCTCAGATCTAGCCCTCTATGGAGTTAGGATAGGCGAGACCACCAAGATGCTTGCTCAGTTAGGGAAGGTGATGAGCCCTCGTACTGCTGACAAGTTCTTGAAGGAGTTTGCAAAGGGTTTCCAAGGGACTTCAATAACGGATCGATTGAAGGCAACCTTGCTTGGTGGATCAAAGGGTATCGACGCTCTCAAGAAAAGTGTTGCTGAGCAGAAAGAGGACTTGATAGCCCAGGTCATGAGGGCAGCCCCCTCAGCTACCAAAGAGCAAGCGGCCGAGATCCTCAAAGGCAAGAAGGTGGGTGGGGTAAGTCTCAAGGGTTTGGAGAAGGCTGGTAAGCTCCAAGGTGCTGGGTCAATGCAGGAGGCTTTTCAGAATCTGGACCTGGCTACAAAACAGCTTCAGAAGGGCACCTATGGGGCCGCTATGGCCCTTGAGAACGTTGGTGGTATTGGAGCCTATCTCCAGAAGAAGGAGCAGCTCAGAGCCACGGCTGGTACCTCAAGCTTTGAGGCGGCCATGAGTGGTGGCGTTGCTGGGGAGCGCTATGCATCCTTGGCTGCCGGTGGTGATGAGCAGGCCAAGGCTATGCTTGGGATGGAGCGGGCTATCAACCAGCAGAGAAATGACTTGGTAGGGGCAATTGATGGTACTGCTGATGAGCAAGAGCTGTTGCTTAAGACCTTGAAGAAGTACGGAAAGATCGATGAGAAGATGTCCGCCAAGGATTTGGCGAGTCAGAAAGATCTCATCGAACAGCAGGTGGCGTCACTGACTGAGACCCAACTTTGGAAGAGTTTGGATGAGAAGAACGCTGGCGCTAACAAGACTCAAGCTGAAAAAGACGCTGAAGCGATGCGCAAGATGGGTGAAGAGCAGGGTCAGAGAACTCAGAGCATGGTCGACAAGTTGGATCTGATCTTCGATGCCCTCTACAACTACATCTATTCGGTCCTAATGGACCTAGATGATATGTTGACTGCAAAGTTCTTGAGTCCCAAAACGGCTGTTGAGAAGAAGGCTGCTTTGGGCTCTAAGAGTGGTGACGTGGTCAAAGCTTGGGCTGCTGGAGGTGGTGATCTTGGCAAGTTTATGGGGTCGATGTCTGGATCAGCCACTGCTAAGTCCATCGATCAACTACTCCACTCTAAGGACGAGAAGGACATTGTTGGTAAGAAAGAACAGGCGAGGAGTATTGCTAATTTATTCGCTAGCGGATCGCTGACGGGGGATCTGGCCACTGATATGGGAGACGCATTGAAAGCGGCGGGGATTGGTGGACCTGCTGCCGGAAAGGTCCTAGCCGGAATGGAGGGGGTAGGTAAAGGAGACGCTATGGGGGTGATGAAAGCGATCTCTGGTGGAGGTCTCAATGAAGACCAAATGGCGGATCTCTACTCGAAGATGGGTATTTGGTTCACAGATTCGATCTCAAGACGTCTTCTAATGGAAGGAGCCCCTAAGACCGCAGCCCTAGGTAGGAAGTACGCCAATCTTGGTATGGGTGGATCCTCCTCGACAGCAAGCTCTACTACAGCGATTCCAACTCTAGATCCTGTTCTTATAGAGGGTGTTGGTACAAGGGCGACCGCTAACCCAGCTACAGCGATTCCAACTCTAGATCCTGTTCTTATAGAAGGCGTTGGTACAGGGGCGACAGCTAGTCCAGCTACAGCGATGCCAACCCTACCTGATGAGCAGAAGATGAGTGCTGCAGTCATGGATCAAATCGACTTCACAGGTGGAGCCACCGTCAGTAGCCTTCAAGATCTGTGGAATGCTATGCGAGTGAAGGGGGTTAAACTCGACAAGACTCAGCTTAATGGGGATTACCAGGATGTAATCCACAAGGGGACTCACTTAGGAGCCCAGGATGCTTTGTTTGAGTATGCTCTCTACACTTCGACCAATCCAGCAGAGACCTTAAGTAGAATGAAGGCTTCAGGGTTTGGCGGCCTCAACACACTAACATCAGCCTTCGAGGATCAACAGAAGAATGCTCGGGAGAGTGGAAATGCAGCCTTACTCCCGAATGCAGCCGGTGGTGTTGTTACTGGAGTCAATGGAGGGTTCGCAACAGTCAATCCAGCTCCGGGTGAGGGTTTAGCATCCGTAGGCCGAGGAGAGAGAATTGTACCCGCTGGAGGTGGTGGCGGGGAGATCCATCTTCACGTGGATGGCATTGGTGGGGCTGACTTAGCGAACTTCCTGAAAGGGAAGATCGCTCAGGGCATTTATGAGTACAAACGTAGGGAAAAGCTTAGCTAATGGCCTACATTCCTTCAGCAAACCAATCTAACTTCACTCCAGTTGAGCCTCTGGACAAGCCCCACTATGTCCATGGAGTTGATACTCGTAGAAACTACATACCGCTGGCATTCCAAGTCACTAGCCCATATGACATAAATAAGGTTCTCTTACCTCACGCTCTGATCTCCCATGTCAATCCGTCTAACTTCTCAGAGAGCTTCAACAAGAAGGTGGAAAGAGCCCCTACTCGAGGGGGTTATGTGGAGTGGCACTGGGGGGATGATCTAACTGAGATTTCAGTGGATCAATCAACGGGAGCCTTCATCAACCTCTACACTGGACTATCCTCGGTTCTTCGCCAAAGAACGATTGCTTGGGATCGTTATCGAGACTTGTACGACCTGTATCGAAATAATGGGAGTGTCTACAATCCAGAAGGGGCCATCGTTCTCCAAGGGTGGATTCTCTTGATGTTCGATCGCGGTACTTACATCGGAACGTTTAGGAACTTCTCAGTTGAAGAGACCGATGACAGTCCGTTTGCTTTCAAGCTCTCGTGGACCTTCAAGGTAGAGAGGATAATCCACCAAGTACCTAAGAATTCACAGCTGATCATTCCAAGATCAGCGTCTTTCCAATCATCCAATCGAACCACCACAGTTGCTCTGAACCCAGCCAGTGGGGGGAATGTAGCACTACCAAGCGGTACTTGATATGGCAGGGAAAGAAGCTAACCCACAAGGGTACTTGGACTTTTGGGGTAATACCCCGATGGATCCTACAACTGCTCAGGGGAAGACCTTTGCCCCTGTCAGTAACGGGAACTCCATTGCCAACCCATGCCCCCCGGAGCTCAAGGGAGGTCAAGATCGGATCATCAATCAAATTGAGCAGGCTGCGGACTACTACGGTCCCGCTATCTATCAGATCCTAGGTTATCACTCATCGCTTGAGTTGACCTCTGATTTGAATGAGGACTTTGTTCCCGTATCCCAAACCAAGTCGAATCCCAAGCTATTCGTCGTTGGTTTACTTCCGCCATCTGCGAATATCACTGATCGGGTTTTGGATAGATCGGCTTCGATTGCATCCACAGAGGGGTATCCAGATCAAGAACTTGACTTCAGTGGGGCGAAGCCATTCGCGGCAGGTGGGGCTCTCAGTGCTGGAGGTTCTAGTGGTGGGGCTCTTGTCACTGCTGAGGGGTACACGATAAAGCAAGGCACTGGAACCTTAGCTTCTGGAATCAAATACCCTGCTGGCAACATTGGACCTAATGGAGCTAATGCCATCAAGACCCAGTTCTCGATCCCCCAGTTGTACAGCATCTTCTCGCAAGCTTATCGAGACAAGTTCCAGAGGGAACCTACACCAACTGAGATTCAATTTTATACGGCTCAATGTCTGAGGGAAACCAGTGGGGTTGGTTACAACAATAACTTCGGTTTTATGGTCAATTACGGTACGACTCCCCCACCCGCTGGAACCGACTACTTCAGGGGTCCTCCCGAGTCTGGAGCCCCTAATGGGAAGTACTACAAGTCGTATGGTACTCCAGAAGCTGGGGCTAAGGCATTTATTGGGCACTTGACTCAAAGTGACAACGTTGTGGCTTCTGCTCAGAATGGGGATTCCCTTGGGTATGTCACTTCGGTGGTTCAAACTGGGTACACGGAATCTTCTGTCTCCACTTACTATAGTGGAATGCCTTCACTTCTTACCTCAATCTCTAAGGCTATGAAACCCTATGGGTTGGAGCTTGGAGCTGGTACTGACCTGCCCACTCGAGCCCCGGATTGTTGCGCCTTCAATGAGAATCAGGCCACTTACATGGAGCGGGTTGCTCCAGGATCTAGTAAAAATCGTGGTAGGGGTTTGAAGCCTAACAATCGATACCGCCTCAATTCTGGTTCACCTTATGATGCCAACTGCCCCTTGATTGCTCAGGCGCCACAGAATCAAGATGGGTCTAATGGGGCTTGGAAGAATTCAGGTTCGGCTAATGCCAGTGAGTCGAGGAAAGAAGACTCAAAGACCGTAGATCGTATTGATCTGAACAAGACTGAATTAGGAGCTAAGTATCAGAATGCCCAGAGAGCTGAGGCCGCCATGGCCGCTAAGGCTCTGGATATCATGCGGACTACCCCACCGCTACGCCTTCTAGTCAACCCTACCAGCTTCAAGATCAGCTCGGAGAAGGTAGTCTCCGATGGTAACTTTACTCGTGAGGGACCCATCATTGAGCACTGGGGTGAGCAACAAGACAAGATGAGTATCTCTGGGAAGATCGCTGCTTTCTTTGCCATCGATACCCTTCCCAGCTCTAGTGCCGAGAACCTAGGTGGAGGTCCAGGTCTAACTCGAGTGGCCCGTCAATACTCAGCCAGCTACCAGAACTTCTTGAGTTTGTACCTGCTCTATAGGAACAATGGTGGGTTGTTCGTGAATCCCCTAGCGGACACACTTAAGAATAACCTACTATCCAGGTTGTCGTTGGTTGGATCTATCTACATTTACTATGACAATACGTTGTACATCGGGTCGTTCGATAGCTTCAACATCACAGAGAATGACTCAGCACCCTACTCATTAGAGTATAACATTGAGTTCACTGTGCGGGCAACCTTCCTTTTGGATGGCCCCACTGAGACGGACTACAACGTTCAGTCAGTGTTCACTGGAGGATTTGGTGCACCCATCAGTACGAACACTCAATTGGTGTCAAACTTTGGTGGGGGTGACGTGGCTCTACCTCCTGGACTGAGAGGGGCCTGATCATGGCGCGTGGACCATTTCAAGGTAATTACCAACCTAACTTGAGGCCAACGGTAGCTATTGCTCCCGACGCTATGGTGTTCATCAATGGTGAGACCGATCTTACTGGTTGCCCCATCTGCAAGAGGAAGTTTGACTTAGGTAAGTACATCACCAGCATCCAAGTGAACTTGGATATTGATAGTGTCCCAGGTAGCGCTAGCATCAGTCTTAGCGTCCCTCGACATGTGATCGATGACTTCTACTTCAACGGTCGCCCCATCATCACTACGATGATGGAAGTTGAGATCTATTCGAAAGGATACTATGTTCTCGAGGGGTTACCTCAGTACTACCCAATGTTTTGGGGTCTCGTAACTGAAGTTGGCAGTAGCTTCTCCGGCGGAGAGCATACGGTAACCATCCAGTGCGCTGACATTCTGAAATGGTGGGAGCTCTGTCGGATGAACATCAATCCGGCATTCCTGGGGACGAGTGCACAGCTTGGTAGATCCATCTTTGGCAATACCTTGTATGGCACCAACGTCTACGACATGATCTTCACCCTGTCGAACATGGCGTTTGGAGACGTCATGGTAGCGACTGGGTCCCTGACGAGTCTGACTAAGGAACGGGACCAGGCCAAGACCTTCAAGTCCACGATGGGCGACATCATGCAGTACTGGTCGAGCCGATTCACACGAATCCGTTCAAACCTTCTATTGTACGGGGTCAATGGGATTGCTATTCGAGGGGATTCCATAGCTCATGCTTACAAATCCGGTAAGGCTAGACCCGGACAGCAATCAATAGCCAATGCTGTTAGGAATGCCAATGGCGGGCCTTCAGCGGCACAGTTGATCTTCGATCCGACGGACCCTGGAGTAACAGCTTTCCGAACTCAGTTTGCTTCTGCGGGTGAAGTCAACTTCTGGCAGTCTGAGTATCAAACTAAGCTCGAGATAGCCAACTCGTGTAAGGAAGCAGTAGGGTTTGAGTTCTATATGGATGTCACCGGAGACATCGTATTCAAACCCCCGTTCTACAACTTGGACATCCTGTCCAACAAGCCAATCTCTTGGATTCAAGACATTGACGTCCTGGATTGGGACTTCACCGATTCAGAGTCCGAGGTTGTCACTCAGTTGACCATTGAGGGTAACTTTGGTGGCAATATCGATTACGGTCTTGGCGCGGAGGTGACCCCATTCACTAGCGTCACGGATTACCACTTGCTTCGTAAGTATGGTTGGAGACCTCATACTTACCCATCTGAATTCATGGGTGATACAATGAGGATGTTTTACCACGGTTTGGATATCCTCGATAGGATCAACTGCAAGAGGAATCAAGCAACGATCACTATCCCGCATAGACCAGAGTTGCGTCTAGGGTTCCCAGTCTACCTAGCTCCATTGGATGAGGTTTGGTACATTCGAGGGTTGAGCCACAATATCCAATTCGGAGGTAGGACTACAACATCCTTGTCGCTCACTGCTCGTAGGCAAAAGTTCACGGCTCCAAAGGGGATCTCAACCTTAGTCACAGGGGCTAGAAAGGCAGTCTCACCTACCGGAAAAAACTCTAAGGTGGTGGACACTCAGATGGACACTCAGAAGACTCCTCCTACTGTCCGTCAACTAGCCCAAACCCCATTCAAACTGGATCTTGGTGACGCCGCTACGTTGCCTCCGATCAACGTAGACCCCAACAACCCTGCCACGCTGGACCCCTATGAGCCTTTGATTCTTCGACACCCTAAGACGGGTAAGGTGGTGGGTTATCCAAATGTGGTGATGGTCTACTCGAGACCTTACGACCCACGTTCTGCCAATGCAGCGGTATCTGGAGAGAAGGCTCCCGGAACCAATACTGAAGTTAAGAAGGAGAACAAGTCCAAAGTCAAGCAACGGCAAGAAGTCAACAAACTTGCTGCGGATATGAGGTTCGATCCGGATAAGTATCTGGAAGTCGAGAATAAGTACTCTCACAACAGGTACTCATACGGGTTGAACTCGGCTGGCGTGTACGTATATGCCTATGATGTTGGGAAGTCGATCAATCAGTTCGCTTTGATGCCTTCAAAAAACATTGAGGTGACCAAGGATGGTCAAACCTCAACCTTCTCCGGAAGCGAGATCAAGCTGAACAATCCCAATACTATGGTTCGACCCGTATCAGATGAGAGGGGTTTCGAGGTCATTGGGCACTTCCGTTATGGGAGGGGGGTCTCCCTTCGAGATGGGTCCTTGGTTTACAATCCTGGTCGATCCAACGAGTCGGTTCAGGTTGGGGTTCAGTTGGCGTTGTCTGGAGACCTAATCTCTACTCTCAATGCTCAGTCTCGTGGGATTACCGCAGTCACCACAGCCTATGTCAATCCAGCAGATACCGTAGCTAGGTTGACCCCAGAGGATGTTCAAACGGCCGCCGCTTTGGTTACAGGACAGGACGGGTTAAAGTCTCCTCAGTTTACAGCTACCTCGAACAACTTCGTTGATGCCGCCCCGTTGGGGTCCCCTGAGGATGGTGGGGTCTCAGCCAGTGTCGAGGCTTCCCAACTCTCACGGGCTCTGACTTTGGCAGAGATGACTATTCGTTCGGAGCTTGTTCCTGGGGCCCCAACTTGTTCCTGTATGTCAGGTCGAGATGACTTGGCATTCATCAACGTTGGTTATCAGGTTAGCTCCCTCACCCCCTCGTCATCCAGTGCTGGAGAGTCCCTCACTGGTAGCAACACAGCCAATGCTACGACCTCATTCGCGCTTCTAACTGAAGCGGAGTTTACCCAACCCCTAGCTTCGACAGCCAGATCAAGTGACATCATCAATAGGGTAGAGCAGTACTTGGCTACCCTATACAAGGCCCTCGACACTCCGCATCAACAACTCGAGAATGAATTGCGTGGAGACCCCTCTGGGCTCGAGACTAATGTTCGAAAGAGGCCCGACCTATTCACTACTGCAACTCAGGATCAGGATTTTGGTAACTTCACTCCACCGTTCTCTTCTCCGAATAGGGCTGCCCTTGGGGATCCTGTAGCTACAGCTCAGCAAGCGGTGTCATCTAAGAGTGACTTGAGTCAAGCCTTCTCGAGCTTTGGGTCCAACCTGAAGAAGAATCAGAAGAAGGCTCAATTGACTCAGGAGATAGCCAATATCAACTCGGACATAGCTAGCTTGCAGAGAAGACTCAACGATGCGACTCCAACCCCGGGTACCGTTAGGATCACTGGTACGGAGAGCACCGATGATCTCAAACGTAGGATTGATGTTGACAAGCAGAGCTTAGCCAACAAGGAGGCTGAGCTCTCTCAGCTCGGGTAATCAATGCACCACGGACCCAACATCCCCTACGGTAAAGTCCCGAATAGCGACTTCGCTAGCAATGACAACCCTTATGCTAATCTGAGGGTTGGCATAATCACTCGAGTAGATGAGTTCAACCTCAAGGCGGATGTCAAGATCATCACTGGATCTGAGAACCGTTACGAGTTGGACCTGATTCAACCTCTGGCAGGACCTCGGAGCTTCTTGGGTGGGATCCCGGAAGTCGGGGCCATGGTCGTTATTGGGTACCGTCGTAGGAATAAGCAGATCTACGAAGCGGTGATCCTAGGTTATCTCCCCATGGGGAACAAGCTCGGGCTGAAGTTTGATCCATTCGCCCCTGTACCCCCTGGGGAGATTGAAGCAGGGGATGAGACCATCGTTGACAAACTCTACGGCCCAACAGTCCGCTACAAGAGGATTAAGGGTAGATCTGGGGACATCGTTGGAATGTCAGCCGATGGGGCTGAGCTTCAGTTATCCCAAGATGTTAGATTTATCAATCGAGGTGGTGACCTCATTGAGCTGAGAGATGTCGATCGGACGATGGTGACTCAAGCTCTCCATCGAGTCGAATCGGACTCGGCAGTCTACATGTTCTCTGGGGCGGTTCGTCGAGGTGCGATGAATCTCCCCTTGGAGATCTTCGAGAAGGACTCGAAGGGTGTCATCACAAACGTAGTCAGAGGGCCAGACACTCGATATTTCGGTAGAGATGACCTTGCCAAAGCAGGAGTTGGTTCCTCTACCTTCATTGACCCGACTACAAATAAGGCCCTTGACCGAATCAATGATGAAACGGAGTTTCCTTCACTCACGTTCTCCAATGGGCGTCAGGTGTTCTATGCTTCGGCGAACCCAGCTACCAACTTCGAGGACCCTCTCAACGGAGGATCCCTACGAGCTTTCACCGAACGTAGGATTGAAGTTCGACATGATACTGACCTCGAGCAAGAGGTGCTAGAAGAGATCGATGGCTTTGGGATTGATCGTCCTCGAGCCTATATCGAGTACGTGCTTGGAACTCTAGTGGGGAACGATCCTTTCTCCACTCTAGGTCAGAGACAGTACGGGAAGGTATTGAAACCCAAGATTTTTGAGACTTTTGACCAGAGGGGCGCCCCTGGAGGTTTCTCTCTCGAGGAATGTCTTCGACCACCTAGTACGACGGTTGATGAGGCCCTGACGATGGCAGCGGCCTACCTCTTCAAAATCACCCCTCCTCGGGCTGCCTCAAGGAATCCTTTCGTAGTTTCCGTGTCCAAACAAGGAAAGCTCTTCGCCAACATTCCGGCCTCCTCAAACGAGAACTACTCCTCCAAGAATGTGTCAGTTGAGGCCAATCTCGAGGGTTGTCTTAAGGCTAGGATTGGGGCTAACACCCCTGAGAAGTACTCGATTCATCTTACCTGTGATGGTGGGATCTTCCTTGATGTGGGATCGGACGCTACCGGTCAATGCATTACGACCAACTTTCGAGGGGCCATCAAGAACATCTTCCGAGGGGGCTCCAACTCCGTCGATGATGTGGCTCACAGTATCGATGTTCAAGGGAATGCTGAGACCCACGTTTCCGGTACGGATCTGCAAGTCGTCAAGGGTAGCTATCAGAAGTCGGTTGATGGTAGCTACACAGTCAAGTCCAGTACCATCAACCTTCATGGGTTGAACGGGTTTAACTCCAATGTTGGCGGTTGGAATACTACGGTTTCCGGTAAGACCCAGAACTACTACGCTATGCTCTATCAAGAGACTGTGGCGTTAGGGGGTAAGATTTGCACCATTCTTGCTGGTGGGCATGTTGAGAACATTCTTGCCGGGGCTAAGACCACCACGGTAGCCGCGGGGGCAGTAGCGGTAAGTTGCCCTGCGGGAGCCTACTCAGTAACCGTAGGAACGGGAGCCATCTCAATCACCACAGGGGTAGGAGTTGTTACCCTCTCAACTGGAACTGGAGCCATTTCGATGACGGCTGGTTTGGGGGCTGTCGCAATCACGGCTGGGCTTGCGATGAATCTGACAGCTACCACTATGATTATGTTGACGGCTCCAAAAGTGATGTTGGGTGGTCCTGCGGCAGTACTTGGGGTAGCGCGGGGGGTTCCTCTTATGCCTCCAGGTAGCCCCTCCCTTGACTACATAACTGGTTTGCCGTTAATGGGTAGTCTTTTGGTAAGTTCAGTGTAATTACCATGCAAAGCAAACGACTGAAAGAAGCCCTCAAGCGATCTCTACCCTTGTTTGATACAGATCAGGATGCGGAAGTCGTCGCTAAGGATTTGCAGGTAAGTATCAAAACCCTTCGTAAGTGGTGGTCAACGGTATTCGGTAAAGAGGCCGTTCGACAGAGGGGTAAAAACAGAAACATAGTTAGCAATCAACGAAGGGGGCTACCTGAAGGACAGGTCAGGTTGTGTAGGTGTGGTCAGGTTTGTGCTACTAATCGCTATCACTGTAGGGCTTGTGATGCTGAGTTCACCCGTAAATGGTACAAGAATTTGAACCCTGAAGCTAGAGAGTTACGGTTAACAAAGCAACGGGAGCATAACAGTAGATACTATGAACTTCATGCAGAGGGGTTAAGAGCTTATGCCAAAAGCTATAGAAGTGTGCATTATCAGGAACAAAACACTAAACAAAAACTGTACTACACAGATCATCCTGAGAAGTTGCTGGTAGCTCTTGCAAAACAAAGGGCCAAAAAGTATGGGGTAGCATTCAACCTCACCGCAGAGTACGTTAAGGATTGCATCCCCTTAGATAGTTGTTGCCCAGTCACCCTCCAAGCCTTTGAGCGTGGTAAGGGTAAAGTAGGACCAAGGTCAATGACTTTGGATCGAATAATCCCTGAATTGGGTTATGTGGTTGGAAATGTGCTGGTTGTCAGCCATTTGGCTAATACAATCAAGCAGAACTGTACTGACCCAACCATATTTCGTCGGATAGCTGAGTACGTTGAGCTAGCTAAGGTTGGTCAGGATGAGGTGTTGAGATTTATCTCAGATTCCTGCGCTACCATTGGAGATTACCATACAAGTTACTACTCCAAACACCCCGAGAGAGTGATGGTCAAGGGTGCTAGAGGCCGGGCTAAAGAGCACGGAGTACCCTTCGGGATCACAGCAAAGTATATCAAGTCCTGCTTTCCGAAAGATGGTTGTTGTCCGATTACAAGACAACCATTTGAACGAGGTAGTGGTAAATGTGGCCCCCAGTCGATGTCACTTGATCGCATCATTCCTGACCTAGGATACATTTCAGGGAACATCGCGGTGATTAGTCACTTAGCCAATACAATCAAGCAGAATTGTACAGAACCTGAGGTGTTCCGCCGTATTGCTGACTATATTGAAGCAGCCCAAAGACCACTTTTCAGAGAGACTGGCTAATGCCTCTAGTTGCTCCTATCCTCAGTGCCACCATAACCACTGGGATCTTCTCTGTGGGTCTCATAGGTCCTGCGGTTCCAAAGTTTGGGAGTGGTCTTGGTACTGGAATAGCTCTTTGGGTGCAGCAGCTCAAGGTTATCACGGTGGACACAGGAGCAGTTGGGCTTGGAAAAGGACTCGCTCCCTTGATTGTGCCCCAGAACCTCCTGATGTCTAGCCTGCTCGCGGCCTATGCTGTCAATGGGCAGTTAGGTGTAATGGCCCCATTGGAGGCTACAGGAATCTCCAATGGGTTGTTCATGGGTTTCGGACAAGGACTGATCAGCACAACGCATCCATCAGTCGGAGTTGGAGCAGCAATAGCAAGGATTAGTGGCCCTCCAGCTTTTTCATCAATCATGCAGGGGTTTTCTAGCGTTGGGATCACTGGTTCTGGTGCATCCGAGAAAGCATCCGCGATCTCCATGGCTCTCGGGATAGTTCTTCAGACTCTTGTTTTGCCGGTTGCCATTGTAGGAGCTGGAGGTCCCTCTCCCTCAGCGGGTTCGGGTTATGGCTCCATCATCTAGATTCCAAATGAGGATCAAATGTCACTAAGTTTGCAGGGCTATCTATTAGAGAAACCTCGTGTTGGTTCTGCAAATAGCCCATTCACAGCAAGTCCTGACGATCTGATCTCGAATCAGATCGCTTTCGACAGTGCTTTTCCTGCATCAGATGAAATCAACCCAGGGAGAACTGAGTACTTAGTGGTTGTCCTAGGGGATGGAAATCTACCTGCAGCTAGATTTGGGTGGACTAAGAACGAAACCAGCAATCAAAGGTTCGACTACGATGGTACTGTTGGGAACTTCCGACCCTTACCAGGTGGTCCCCGCACTGTAGTTGGTGTTCTTGGGCCTGACTCGAATATCACTAGACTGAAGATCTTGATCCCTTCGGGGTCGGCTCCGTATAGAATTGCCCTTGGTACTATCGGGAGTGGAATCACCTTCTCCACAACCACAGTGCTCAACGATGCTTCTTTCGGCACCCCTGCGAGTGGCTCGGTTGAGGTTAGCCTAGCTACTGGCAACTTGAATTGGAACACTGGGGACTTAACCACCTATGGTGGGCAGACGGTCTTGTTCCAGCAACAAGCTCCATTCACCTTGAAGGAGTCTATCGGAAAGATTGGAGTTCTCGGAACAGATACGATCATCCTCAATCCGATTCCGAGCTCGGGTCAGTACCCCTTACTCAAGTTCGGGTTCGGGGGGTATCTCAACCCAAACTCGGTAGCTACTGAGGCTAACTTTACCAGCCCGGCACCAGGTAGCTTCGAATGGGCTAGAGACACTGGATTGGTCAGGTTCAATGCAACTGATTTAGTCACTTACAATGGGTTCCCAGTGTACTACGACGGGGTCCTGTTCCAAGTTTCGATTCTGCCCAGGTTAAGCACTTCTGGCACTATCGGGGCTGGTGGGATCTACCTTAATCCGATTCCTCTTCCCGGCGAGGACTTGTCAATTCTCGCAATGAACGGGAGCACCATTGTTCACCAGTTCGCTGGGTTCACCCTCGTTCCCAACGCTACTTACTTCACGAGTGGCAAGTCCGATCAGGTTCAAATAGCTCAAGATACTGGACTAGTCAACTTCTACTCAGCGGATCAAGCTCGATACTACTACAACACCCTGACGGTTGTATACGGAGACTTACTCATCCAGAATGGGATCTCATTACGTCTCTTTCGATCCCCTGTTAATGCTGATGGATCAAATCCAGACGTGAAGGATGTTACTGCGTTCTACTCAATAGAAGACGCTATCCTGGCAAGCCCTATTGTCGGAGCTCCAATGGTAGCTCTCCCTGTGCTTCCAGTAGATGACCTGGCGCACCCAATGACCTTTCAGGTCTTACAGGGTACTGGATCTTTCATCGGGCCACTTCCGAGGTTGGATGTAGCCTCGCCACCAGCAGGAATTGGGTACACGCTGGACTTTGACCAGAAGCAGCTATTCTATGCCTTCCGGGTGAACTCCCAGATCACTCAGATCCCCTACCCCTTGGGAGCTGTAGCTCTAGACCCGTTCATCGATCCTTCGAATGCGTCCTTCTCCTTGAATCAAGGAGCTGGCTTCGTAACTCAGGTGATCGGAAGAGACATCTTCCTTGACGCGAATGCTGGAGTTGTATCCTTCGTCACTCAATACGGTACACTCATTGTGAGTGGTACCACAGGATATGCTTCTACTCCTCTAGTCTTCGCCGACAATGCGGCAAACTTCAGCTCTGTTCAGGCTGGAGACTTGCTAGTGATTACGGCTGGTCCTCACGAAGGTGTCTACGATATTGAGAGCGTAGCAAGCTCGACGACCCTCAACATCGATGCCTCGATTTCTGGGAGCCCAACCAACCTAGCTTATCAGATTCGTCGTGGGTACGAAGTTCTGGCTGATAGATACTTCCAGCAAGTACAGTTCGTCGATCCCCATGTGGTCGTTCAGTTGGTTCGGGATAGCGTGGTAACCACCTTGGTTCAAGGGGTGGACTACATTGTCAGTGGGGATCTAGGAACCTTCCAGACAACAACTAGGTTGCTCAGTGGAGATCAGATCAATCTGACGTATCCTTCGAGTCAAGACAACCCGGACCCAACGGTCTTAGACCCGATTCTGACCAACGAGCGCGGTACATTTCTTCATCGTAAGGAACTAACTGTACACTCAACTCCAACTTCGGTGATCCCTTTCAACCCGGCTGGGTTATCTGTAGCTACGAATCCAACTGCGACCGTTTATCGAGGGGGTAGGCCTCAGGATTCGACTCAGGTTGGGGTCAGTGCTGTGGACTCAACGATTACTTTCCTTCCAGATGTTCTTCCAACAGCCTCTGGGTTTAGTAAGGTGACGGATGCACTACCCCACGGTTCAATTGTAAATCCCGATGAGAATGTCTACATCGACTACTACACATACGAAGCTCTAGGAGGAGAGAACACGGTTGTCGTACTTCGACCGGATCTGATTCTCACTCCGGTTCAGATCAACTCTGGAACCTCTTCTTTCACTGTCCGTGGGGATCGAACTGCTGAATTTCCAGCCAACTATTTGATACGGATCGAGACTGAGGAAGTCTACTACCTGGCAGCGCCTTCCTACGATGTGGGTACCGGACTGACCACCATCAATCTGTTGGCTCCTCAGATATTCAGCAGCTCAATCACGAATCCAAAGATCTACATTTCTTCAGGGCCCGTCAACATCCCACCAACGCAACCGGTCTACTTCATCCTGGAGGCAGCTACCTATGGCAACATCTCTCGCGGGATGAATCAGGTAGTCTTCACCGGGGATGTCGCCGGAACCTATGTCTCTGGATCAGTCCTGTACTTCGTTGTAGGCACTTACAAAGACTTTTACCTGGTTTCAGGCTCGAGTTATGACTCCAACTCGAACTCAACTAAGGTGACTCTGACTTCAACGGCTCTGAGAGAGTACCGATACGCTACTTCGACTCTGTACAAGTCGATCAGACCTATCTACGAGTCGAGTACGACCACCCTTCAGACGAGTGGTATGCCGGCAGTACCTGTCGAAATACCCCAAACAACAGTTCTAGATAGCGTTCTCGTGTATCGGAAGGTAGAGGGGCAGGTTGGTCAGATCCTAGTGTCTCCGGACGACTTCAAGCTTGATGACACTGGAAGGATCATTCTCGTAACAGGACTTCAGCCACGGGAGTCAATCTCGATCCTCTATTCAAAGCAACGAATCGTTCAACCCGGACAACTCCAATCAGCCTATACCCATACGATCGTTCCTACCAAAGAGAATGGCCTTCTGAACCAGATCTTGATCTATACGGCTTCAACCTACGTCCCTGACTCATTCTATCTTCGAGTTGAGACCATGGGTAACTTCCGTGGGCAGATGGTAGAGAAGTATCAGAAAGAGGCTCAGTCATCAGTACCCTCGAGTGGGCCTCGCGTATCAAATACCTCTCAGCCAAAGTTGTACGAGCAGGGGAACAAGTCAGCCTTTTATGACGAGGGTGAGTATGCCAACGAGGACATCGTGGCTCGTACGACCCTCAAGTTCTACAATGACGTTATCAATAATCTTGAAGATGTTCTCCAGCAGATGGACGGAAGAATCGTTGGGGACTGGGATGGAAGGTTCAAGTTTGATGGTACTACCGGATCAATAGCTTCCAGCGTTACCTCAGCGAACAATCAGATCGATGACCAGATTCTAATCTCAGTTAGTTTTCCAGCCTATCGACAAGCCTATGTAGCGGGTCCTCAGAGTAGGTTCTACCCAACCAAGAAGACCCCTTCTGGGCTTGTTGTGGCTGGAGTGGTTGACGGGGATCAGATCTATGACCTCGGAGTGAAGCCCGTCAATGGAACTAGTCCAACCTTCTTCCGTAAGTTCCCTCGTGCTCTGATCACTGCCGCTGCCAAGATTGGAGACACTACGTTGAATGTGGACACCACCTCGGGTACAGCTCAAGCTCCGTTCCGAGTGGCCTTTACAAGTGGTATGGTGGTGACCATTGCAGACTCCTCAACGGTTTATGTTAGTTCAGTAACTATCGGAACGTTTACCCCCACTACCATTGACGTTCCTGCATTGGCGTCAGTGGTCCCAGTAGGGGCAACAGTGTACTTGAGTTCGAGCGACACCACCTATCAGCGTAGTTACAAGGTTGGTTTCGATGTCAACCTGGATAAAGACGATGGTTACTTGCTGTACGTCACACCCCATGAGATTTTCTCTGGGATCAACAGTGTCGCTCCAGCAGCAGGGGAGTGCCTCGAAGGTCAAGCGCTATTTGGGAATCTGGAGACCTCACCTGTTAAGTTCCCAGCCCTCTATGGGCAAGCTGTGGATGACAGTGGGGATCAGAGGTACCCTCTGATTAACCCCTCACCCGCCTGTGAGAGCAATTCTGTAGGGTCCAACTACATAGCAATCGAATTGGGTTTCGTTTCATCCGGAGGTTACTTGATTCCTCCGAATGTGGATAATCCCTATAGTAATATTGGGATCTTAGACTGGTTTCGTACTCTAATCACGGTGGTCCTTCCAATATCGGTTACGATTCAACCTGGGGACTTGGTGCGAATCACGAGTGGATTGAACCTCTCAGCGGATACTAGGTACCACGTGATCAAATACGTGTATCCGAACTCATTCGTAGTTGAAACTGCATTCGCTCTTCAGGATAGTTACTTCCAATTCGAGGTCACTACCTCTTCCAACCTGATCTCTGGGGTTGCTAATACCTCAGGTACTATTCTGACCTCAGGCACAGCTACCTTCATCTCTTCTGGGGTGAAGCCTGGATATACGGTTGTAGCAACTCGTTCAGGCCCCACCTACCAAAGGCGTCAGGTTGTGTCCGTTGATTCGGAGACTCAGCTTACCCTTAATGCAGCCTTCACCACCCCTTTGGTCTCGGCAAGCTATCGCGTCTGTAGGCCATTGAACACGTTTAGTGATCGAGATGGGTTGATCACCAATATCTCTAATCTTTGGAATGTGGTCTACAACGTCGAGATCCCGCGTATCTTGAGCTACTACAACAATGTGTTTACCTATAAGGTGAACTCTGCTAGTGGTACGGTTCAAGCTTCAAATGTGATCTATTGCGGCTCGGTGGATTTCGTTGCCTCTGGAGTAATTGTAGGAGACTACGTCTATGCGCCGGTTTCTCAAACAAGTGAAGGTATTTTCCAGGTCACTCAAATCGTGGACTCCACTCACATAGTAGTGGATGGATCTCCAATCATTGGAGCTATCACTTTCAACGTAGCTAGTGTATTTGGTGCTTCCAAGGTAGCTCTCCTTGGGATCTTCACTATCCTGCAACAATGTGTCGTTTTCGCAAACCCATTGCCCACTTGGTCCAGTGCGATCTCCACTCTTGTACCTGTGACTCCTGACACTTTGGCTGTAGCGTATGGGACTTCACCTACTGCCATCTCGAATCGTGTTTCGATAGATGCTACTCGTCAGAGTCAGGTAGCCGATGCTATCACAGTTATCACGGCTACCCTTGCGGACACGGACAAGCTCTACGATTCTCGATATGCTTGGATTGATGATCGAATCAACCTTCAGAAGGGGATCCTTGTTCAGAAGCAACGGGCGATAGCTGATAGGATCAAGGCTCAACAGGAAGCTCTTAATGCAATGATCAAACTACTGGCGGTGCAGTGATGCCTGAAGACCAGACCAAGCCACCCGAGTGGCAATACAAGGAAGAGTTTGGAATCGTCACCAAACTCAAGACTGCGGTTCAGGCTACGAAGAAGGCTTCGGAGCAGGAGCTAGCTGAGTTACGACGTCGGTTAGAGCGTCTCACCTACGGAAGTTGAATATGGCAGACTGGAAAGCCTTAGAGATCAAGATTCCTGGCAAGGATCAGTTGGAGGGGGTTCGCTCTACTCTCGAGGCTCTAGTTGTATTCCTAGAGATCATCAAGGCTCTCCTCAACACCATCAGCTTGTTCCTCATTGATTTTGGTAACCCCATTCGACCGATTGTGATGGCTCTTCTGGCCGTCATTCAACAGTTGTTTGAGAGCTTGAAGAGAACTGGACTCTATGGGTACTTCGACATACCAGATCCAACGAGGGATCCCAACTTCGACCTTTACAAGGGAGGGTATCAGGCATTCACCGAGCGCTTCAAAGCTTCGTTGTTTGATTCAAAGGATCCCTATCGACCTCAACCACTTGCTGGGAGTATGCAGAGTGGCTTTGTGCTTATTGTGGCTGATGCCACTACGGTCTTTGGTCTACTAAGGCTGATGAAGATCCTCCTTCGATTCTTCGGGAAGGAGATTACGGCTGCCAAGTATGTAGCTCCGGCGAACGCTCGAATCTTCCCTGCTGGCACCAAGCCAGGGGCAACCGGGGGCACCAACATAGATCCAATTATTCAGGTTGCTTCTGTCTTCGGGTTTGACTTGAAAGGGTTTGCACTCGAGTGGACCCTAGCCACTCAACAGTATCCGCCTGACCCAGGATTCAACGATCTGGTTGCTAGCGTCTCTAGTGAGTTGATCCCTCAGAAGTGGTTGATCGAGAAGACTAGTCGTTCTGGAGGTCCCGTCCCCATGACGGCGACCTCTGAGACTAATTTCGAAGACAAGCGTGGTAAGGCGATTAGTCGGGAAGTGATTGTAAGGGATGAACAAGGAGATGTCTTCCGACAATTCCAGAATTACATCGTTATTGATCCTACTTCTTCCACTTCAGTGTTCTCGCTGTTCCAACTCGGAAAGTTCAGGTATCTGGACAGTGAGGTTGAAAAGGATACCACTTACTACTATCGAATCAGAGCCTTCAGTGGGCCGCTGGTAGTAAGTGATGGAAGCATTGAATTCCCCGCCCCAGAGGTTGATGCCACCAACGGTGAGTTAATTCAGAGGTGGCCGAGCTCTGACCCAAATGACCCAGTGATCATGGGCAGGCCAAGTCCTATCCTCACCTGCAGGTTGCCAAACATCCCAGCGAACTTCGATGTGATTTCGATTCTCGAGGCCACCTTCAAGATGGCCTTCGCCATTGGGTTCCAGTTGCCCCTTGCTGCGGACTCCCAATTTGATGACACAGGTCTTCCAATCAATGGAACCTCTTCTAGTGAGGTGGGTAAGGGATCCCTAACCAACATAGGTGGAGCCTTGTCTCGGGTTCTGCCCATGTCCTATCCCGTTCCAGTTACTGCTGACCCCACTACCAAAGAATATCCTGACGTTCCTCAGAACTATTTGTCCGTCAAGCTTGTTTCATCGCAGCTGGCCCAGCAGGTTGGGTCGTCACTCCTTGAGAATAGTGCCATGCTGCAGCCCTTGAGGGATTTATATCAGGGAGGCATCCCACGCCAGATCCCGACTGAGGGGAACTTCAAAGGGAACAATACCTCAATCCAGGCTATGGTCTTGGCCTTCAATGACATCCCTAGCACGTTCCCTCAAACCTATGAGGCTGACGTGTACACGACGTACACAGCGGCCTATTCCGATGTCAATACTAGGCTGAATCTGTTGGATGCCGTTAACTTCATCAAGTCGTTCACGCTCGGAGGCACCCCTGTAGATTGGGTTTCCATTAGTTTGCTTAGGGACATCATCCCGTGGAGTGGTCAATTCATCTACGACCTACTCAATCGGATTGATGCCCTAGCGGATGCTTTCAAGTCTGCGGTCGACGAGATCAAAGCATACATTGATGCTGTGGTACGCAAGATTGACGTCCTGGAACGGTTCATCAAGTACTTAATAGAGCTGTTAAATTACTTGGACAGCTTCTCAGCAGGGTTCTACTTCCTGAACGTGCCAAGTACGTCTGAGGGGATCCCTGGTTGGATCAAGGCCATAGACAACGCTGGGGGTACGAAACCTTCCTCGGGACCCGGGGGCTACTCTGCCGGAGTAGCCTTGGCCTATGCGGGAACCGATGTTAGTTCTTTCGCAACTGCCTTCGGGCTTATCTTTTGATGCTCAGGGTAAATATAAGGATGTCTAGTCGAGCCCTAACTATAAATCAAGAGAAGTCAGTTATCTCTGAGTATGTTGATGGGTCCTCTATGGAGGGCCTAGCAAAAAGGTATGGGTGTTCCACGGGTACTATACGGAATTATCTTGTTAGAAATGGGGTGCAGTCTCGTCATTGTGGGCCAAAGCCAGTACCAGTTGGTTTAACGAAGATATGTTCTTCCTGTGGGGGTGAGTTTCCTAGGTTAGACTTTTACACTGAGGGGAAGCGTAACTCGAAGTGCAAACTCTGCACTTCTCAACATAACGAGGATAAATATTACGGGGATCAGAAGCATCGTCGTAAGAAGATTGCTTCATCTACAAGGTACCATCGGAAAGTCAAGAATTGTTGGACTCAAGACCAGTTTGAGGCCGCTTGGGTTCAACAACAGGGTAGATGCGCGATTTGCAACCAAGATATGGTGCGAGGGGGTACTAGGTCTAGCTCAGTTAATTCAGATCATGACCATACTACTGGTACGCCTCGGGCATTACTCTGTGCTCGATGTAATAAAGGCCTAGGTATGTTTAATGACTCACCGGAGATCCTTCACCTAGCCTCAATGTACCTAAGGAAATTCTCAATATGATGGACTTTCTTGGTACTTTTAATAAAAGTCAGTTCACTAGACTCACAGCTTACGCGCGAAGTCAGCTGGTGTACATCGACTTGCGGATTAAGCACCTTACGATTGAACGGCAAAGAATTGGATTTCTCCAATTTGCCTATGATACTGGAGGAAGGCCAACCTCCTATGCGACAGGAACTCCAGGATTCGATACCTACATCGGGAAGCTGATGGCTGCCTATGAGGTGTTGGGTGGGGACCCTTTCTACGACCTTCAGGTGCGTAGCATGAGTGATCCGGTCTTCTACTTGAAGGGAACTGAGACCTATACGGCTAAGATGCTCTCCAATGGGGAGCCGCTGCCCTTACCAGGGCTTGCTGATGGTGACTCTGGTAATGCGGTTAGGTCGATGAAGTCTTGGATTAGGGGGAACATCGACCGTTTGGAGAGAATCGAACGTAAGGTTCGAAGAGCCATCGACTACTCGGATCAGCTTCAGAGTGAGATCAATGAGCTCAAGAAGATTAAGAAGAGTGTCGAAGTCGATGGTTCTTTGGAGAACCTCATTGCTTTAGTTGGCCAACTTTTCATTGACCCTAGCTACAGGGCGATTGCTGATGATAAGGGTCAGGATCCGTTCGGCAAGTACACTCATGCTCCTATGTCTTCCTACGACCAGGGAGGGACTCGGGCCACGACAGAAGGTCCTTCTGTCGAACGTGGAGCTGATGGGTATACCGTTTCAGGTGGAGGGACCAACGCATGAGCTATGATCGGCAATTAGAGCAGTTGTGCCCTCACTTGGTTGTTGAGGAGTACTTGTTGCTGCGTGGGGATAGACAAGTTGCCACCCCAATGCGACCCATCGCATCCAGTAACTCGGTTGTGGTTCGAGTAAATGGGGTGACGAACGTACCCTCCTATGGGGTGCAGACTCCAGCTCAATCTGGGGGGCTCAGGTCGGGTCCATTTACGATTTCTGCGGGGGTAAACGATCGTCTTAGGATCAAGGTTGGGGCTGATGCATGGCAGGATATTCGAATCCCTGGGGGGTATCGAATTCAGCCAGATCACTTGGCTTTGCAGATCAACACTAGAGTGAATGGAGTTCGATTCTTCACGACCAACAACAGGATTCAGTTCAGATCCAATTTGATTGGTCCAAGTGCAACTATCTTCATCGACTCGAGTAGCACACTAGCAACTGCACTTGGGATCCCTGTCAATCGGAGCTTCATAGGGAAGAAGGTAATCCCTGGATGGTCCTTGGTTCAGAAAATCAACACCCTCAATGATCGTCCTCTTCGTTTGATTGTCTTTGAAGAGCCACTTCGTGCAGATCTGAACTATCTTGAGATCGACTACACAACGATACGAGAAGAGTGCCGTAGGTGTGGAGGCCTTGGGGTAGAGCACGATTGGCGGTACAGTGTCACGGGGGAGGTTGTCCAGGTACGAGATGAGATCCTTCTGATTCAGGAATTGCAGAAGATTATCTATACCATCACAGGAACGAACTCCTTCCATACTTGGTACGGGACTCGGATTGTCGATCAAATTGGTGACAAGCTCGTAATAGGAGGGATTCTTCAGAACAGAATCACCTCAGACATCTATACGGCATTCGGAAGGTGGCAATCCATTAAGAAGCAACAGGAGGAGACAGTTGGTCAAATTGTCTCTGACGAAGAGTTTCCGTTCCAGTTGCAGGGAGTCAAGCTGGAGCAAAGTCAAAATGATCCGACAGTGTTGTTCATCACGGTCACCGTTACGAATAGGTCCCTGAAACCTATTCAATTGGTTCGTGGGTTGCGTCTCCCGTACCCAAATAACCTGCTCGGGGCGACGGCTCAGCAAGAGATCGTCAGCAACTTGCAAAACTACTCATTGGTTCAATAAGGCGTAGTATGGCTACCGCACCACAGATTCTGCTCCGGGATGGTTCTGGTTACACTACGAACCTTGTTTTCACGACAAACCAAGAGTCTATAGTGATTCAAGGTACGGTTAACAGTTCGACCTCTGATATTCAGGTGTCAATCAACGGGGCTGCTTACGTTTCAGACTCCACGCTCGTTGACTTCAACTTGCCTGGGTTCACGGTTCCCAACCTGAATAGCTACCCTGATGGTCTAGCTCTAACTCCTGGGTTGAACACTATTCGGATTAGGACCATTGACATTGTTGGAGGGGTCAGCGTTCCGTCTACGGTTTCAGTAACCCTCATCAGTCAATCGAGTGTCCTACAGGTTGAGACACCTTCGGGAATAAGGGTTAGAAGACTTCGAGGCTCGACCAAGATTCTGGCGGCTCTTCCGGTCCAGAGGTTCAGCACCTCTGGGGTTCCCCTTCCCAGCAACTTCGTTGGGTACAACTTCTACGCCTCTACGTCAGCCGGCGGCACCACTGGTTACTACAAGATCAACGCTACTACTGTCTCGGCCAAGTCAACCATCTACGAAGAGAACGCTACCCAGTTCGCTGCAGATCAGACCATCTTCGATGCTGGGGATGAGTTTCTAGCGGTTCAAGTACTCAGTAAGGATGAGTTTGGCAACGTCACCTCTACCAAGTTGGATCAGACTTACGCGACCTCGGTTTACAACAACAAGATTCGATTCAACTCAACCTTCGAAGACTACTCCCTCACGGAGTTCATTGAGTTCAACCACGTTCGCACGGGTACTTCGGATAGCATTAATGATGATCAATGGTCTGGAGTTGCCGACACTGATCCCCTGTACTACGTGGTCACTGGGGTGTACTTCGACCCTCTGACAGGAGAGGAGGTCGAGAGCGCCTTCTCTCAAGAGGTATTGGGTAGTCCTCTGATCATTGATACCTCCGTCAAGTCTCTACCAGGAAGAACTCAATTCCAGGTGGTCACGGACTATGTGAGTGCTATTCAGAGGGTGAACACTGAAATTAGTCTCCTCCCAGGATCGACCACGAGAGATGTCTCGATTGACCCCTTCAGCTCTGAGGCAGAGAGATTGTACTTTCTAGTCGATTTCGTCAATCGAACCCAGAGCTTCTTGACTCTATTGCAGATTGATGATGCCAACGGGGATGGGGTTTCGGATCCAGTATCGGGTAGCTCATACAAGACTGCTCTCAAGGCAGCCCTTGGCTACACGACGAATGATGCTGTTCAGAGCCTCATCGATTCAGCTTTCGACAAGTTGGCAGGGAACATCAACAAGACAAGGTTGGCAGGACGTCCCGCCTTCGGGCAGGAAGTGTTCTACACGACAACCAAGCCCGCCTTTGATTTACCTATCCCAACTGGGACCATTGTTTCCACCACCGCTGACTCATCCCTAGGAATTCCATCGGTTCGATTTAGAGTCGGTGGGTCCTACGTGATGTTGGCTGCCACCTCTGACAACTACTACAACTTCGATACCAAGAGATACGAGATCACAGTAGACATCATCGCAGAGACCGTTGGTTCTGATGGTAATAGACCTGCCGGACAAATTACTAACGTTCAAGGGGTGTCAGGTTTCCAAGTCACCAACACTGAAGCCACTGTGTTTGGTTCGGACCGTGAGAGCAACTCAGATTTGGCGACTCGATGCCTTCTCGGGTATTCAGTGGATACTGGGACCGCTGGTGGGTATGCTTCCACTGCTTCGGATCAGATTGGGATCGTGAAGTCTAAGATCGTCAAGAGTGGGGATGCCTTGATGATGCGGGACTACGATGAGGTACGTCATAAGCACATTGGAGGTAAGGTTGACATCTGGATCCAAGGACTTCAGGAACGTCAGGTTTTCGAGAGATTTGCGTTTACCTACGACATTGCTCGAGACATTGTTTGCATCGTCCTCGATGCCACCAACCTGATCTTCCGAGTTCAAGACAGTCGGGTCACCGCCACGACACCTATCACTGAGATCTTGGACAATCTCACTCTCGGTTTTGGGGTTCGTAATGTCACTCAGGGTCTGAATTACTTGCTATCTGGGGTCACTATCCTGGACTATCAAACCTTCCAAATCAATGCGAGTATTCCGGGTCAAGTGGTTACCAACTTCGATGATGTGGTCACGGCGGACTATCGCTTCAGGAGTATCAATCAGTTCCAGTTTAGTTTCCAGCCAGTCCGACGGGTGGTCTCCGTAGTAGGTGAGATCTCTGGGGCTCTCAACAACTCTCTGGGCTATACGCTGTACAAGACAGCAGATCCTTTACTTGAGGGGGAGAGCACAATCTCGACCGACTACCTCTCAATCAATCAGCTCGGAGGGGTTCCTTCCGGAGCTAGCATCCAGGTCAATAACGAAATCCATGTTCTGATTGGAGCCCAGCCCGAACCTTTGGGTAGCATTGGGGTCAATACCAAGAGCATTCGTGTCTTCAGTAGTGACCGAACGGTGGAGTACAACGGTCCTGATACAACCATTCCGGATTACGAGGTTATAGAGGGAGAGGCAACGACACCCGCTAAGATCTCAAGGACCGCTACTTCGAATATTGTCAATGGATCAACCGTCTCTGTAGACTACGCTCACGATGAGAACTTCACGGTGACTTATGTCATCAATGACTTGCTGCAACAGCTTCAAAGGACTGTAAATAGCAAACGACACACTACGGCTGACGTGATCATCAAGCAAGCCATTGACAACTCAGTGGTTATTGAAACCACAGTCCAACTTCTATCCGGAGCGACCAAGGACTTGGCGGATCCCGATATCCGAACCAATACTAGTCTTGAGACCAACAAGAGACTCATTGGGCGTGGTCTGGCTCAAGCGGACATCATTCGAGCGATTGATGAGTCTCAAGGGGTGGACTACCTCGTGGTTCCGATGGCTCGTATGTCCTATGCAGATGGCTCGAGGAAGCTCCGAGAAGGGTTGACCTCAGCATACTTGGAGCTCACCTCCCTCAATAGCGGCAGTAACATTGCTTACCTTCTGACCACCCCCTTGGCTTTCCCCACTACGGATGGTGGAGGGTTGACCACTGAGCATAAGGGGGTCTTCCAGGATGATGAGACCATGACCCTGGTTAGCTCTCTGAGTCAGGTAGCCTTGGCCGCGAAACAAGCTTTCATCATCGGAGCTAGTGGGGCTGTGATCAACGGCTACACGGACACGGCTACCCTCGTGGCTGCTGGGTTTACGACTGCAGCCACTCAACGAGCTGAGCTTCTTAGGAGAACCGCCAATCACATAGTCATCTCAATCGCAGGTTACGGAGTAATTCCAGACCTGCCCACGAATCACTCCTATACGGTCTCCTATGTGATTCGTGGTGACTCAGGGTCCCATGATATACCTGCAGCTAGCGTAGAGTTCGTTACTCTAGGGGACTTCACCATCACCTACTCGGGGTCTCGTAATGGCTGACAGGTTCGTAAACGACCCGAATAGACTGAATCATACCATACCTCAATCGGGGAAGGAGTACAACCTACGCCTGATTCAGAGGACTCAGAGCATTTTCAAGAACTTGTTGGACCTTTTAGGTAGTAACTACATCTCTACGGTGGAGGGCCCTAATTACACTGTCGAGGTTAAGGCTGTCTCGCTTGAGCTAGCACGTCTCGAGCTAGCTCTTGAAGATGTCAAATTCGACATAGACTTTCACACGACTCGCACTGAATTCTTGTACACCTTGATTGGGTACATGGTCTTCATGAACGGGCAATTGCCGAAGACCGACTTCGATGATGAGCAATTCCGACAGTTCCTTCTCAATGTGATTGGGATCTACTTCCAGGGGTCGATTCCTTCTGCGTTACTTGAGGGGGTTAAGCTGTTCTTCTCGAACACTACTACTCTCAAAGAGAACTTCCTCCTTGCTCGGATCCCTGCGTCTGGGTTGGATATCTCAGATGAGTTTGGTTTCCAGGTTGACGTTACCGACACTACCACTGGGTTCCCGGATGATACCTTCACTTTGGAGGCTAACGTACGGCTCCTTCTGGACATTATTCGACCCGCTCACACCTTGTTCAGGATTCGCTACGTCTTCACAGATCACTACAACCCGAACAGTGGTTTGGGGATCCTAGACTCATCGAGAGGTAGCTTGTCTACTTACTATTACGAGGATTTTAGAGTGTACTCTCATGGGTTGTTGGACCAAGACCGGATGGGTCGTAAGATCAACCAACTCGTAATTGGCGAAAACCACACTGGTGACTTCTAAGAGGATCTGATGGCCCTAACTGGACTACTTGGTACAGAGAATAGCCAACCTGGAAACATCCTCTTAGGCTCTGGATTTTCAACTGTTGATCTTGCGGTTACGTTTAATGGTTCTTCGAGTGCTGTACTTACTGGTGGGAAGAAACAGAACCTAAGCATCACCCTGAACGGATCCTCGAGTGCAACCCTCACTTCTAGGGTGCATTATGCTTTGAATTCATCGTTGAATGGTACCTCCAGTATCAGCTTCTATCCGGGGGTATCAGACTTCAATTTGAGCTCTGCATATCTGGTACTCAACAGTAGTTTGCTGATTCTTGTCTTCAACAAGAATCTCAGTATTGACTCAACGCTTTTGAATCCAACTTCCTACACAGTTACTGGACCTTCTGTTGTAACAATTCTCGAGGTCTTCACTGTAGGCCCTGATTCGGTTGCCTTGCGTGTAGCTGGAATCATAGAAGGTACCTACTTGGCTACTGTTGTCGGGGGGATCCGTTCCATTGAGTTGTACTTGTTAGCTGCCGGACTAAAGTTTTTCTCAACTCTAGTCCCTTATGCCGACAGATCCATATTCACCAACAAGGGTCCGATAACCAAACCCGAGTACATCGTTCAATCTGGGAATCGTTGGGCTGTCCAGACCACTCCGGTTCGCTTCTTTGGGGATGTGACTACTAGTGAGGTAACCCTCACTGGAGCCAGTTTGACCTCGAGCCATGTTGGGATGTACTTGAGACTGGAAACCTCTCTTGGAGTGGTAGATCCAGTCAACGGTGGAGATTACAAGATCCTTTCAGTAATCAGTCCGACAAGGGTAGCGGTTCAGGCTAGTTTCAGGGCCCCAGCTTCGGATCCCAGCAACAACATTCTGACTAACTATTGGGCAGTGGTTGATCTGAACACTGGGTTCATTGCAGATAACCCATCCGACGCGGTCGTCAGGGTCAACGGGACTCCAGTGCCTGTTGACTTCATAGTAGGCTTGCTTGGGCAAATCGTTCTCGTAACCCCTCCAGCTCCTGGCTCGACGATCTCGGTTGACTACTCGTGGATAAATGACCCTACTGTTGAGATTCGTAGGTTGAACTCGCAGGAGTTCTCAGCCAATCGATGGAATAGGACGCATGGCGTTAGTGGTAAGGCATTCCCGTATCGAAATGCCATCCAATCAACATCCAATGCCAACGCCAGGATCACACTCAATGATCTCCGAGCTCCTAAGCCCCAGCCTATCCTCCGAGAACTGTTCTATCGAGCGTACGAGAGAGCTTATACGGCGGCTTCCAACGATCCTACTCTTCTGCGACTGAATACCCCTAAGAACCGTATTGCCTATCCTCCACTGTCTCGTAAGATCTCCGAGGTATCGGTTGCCTATGATGCCCATACCCTTCCAGAATCTGACCTGACAAATCCGTGGGTTCGTAAAGGTACGGGGACCGCTTCAGTCTCTGGTGGAATCCTATCAGTCACTAGCAACACGGTAGGGCCTTTCCCAGGGGGTCAGCCCTTCTACTGGACTCGAGGAATCGACCTAACCTTCCCTCATGCCTATGCGACGACCTGGCGCTTGAGAATCGACAGTACGACTCCGGATGGCGTCTTCACTGGAGTTTGTACCGGATGGTCCGATAGCAACCGAGTTGTTATCCTAGGCTACTTGTTGGATGGTGGGGTACGTAAGATCGGGTTCCTAACCAAAGGGCATGGGGACAACCCAGCCCTTCTTGTAGGGTGGTCAGGGGGTGTCGATAGTCTAGGCAACCCAACGGGGGCTCCGGTTGAATTCGACTGGTCTGTGCTGCACTCCTACCGCCTATTTAGGGATACCGGCGGGGTGGTGTACTTCTATGCCGACGGTGAGGTCGTAGCTAGTTTGATAATCTCAGAGGATCAACTCCCTTATCTCGAGGAGTTGAACGACTCTTTCAATGAGATCCAGAACATCTTCTTTGGGTCTTTGAGTCGTCAGGCCTCGAACCAGAGTGACTGGGACTTCCTGCACTACTTGGTTCTCCCCACCAACCCCCAGCAGAGTGCACCGTCCTCATTTGTCTCCTACACACCAACGGTACTTCCAGAGAATGCTTCTGCCCCCTGGACTCCTGTCGGATATCACGGGAACGAGAGCCTACTTGGCGGGGACTTCATCCTGGATTCGACTTCAGCTACTGATCTAGCTACTTCCGAAGAGGTTGGTTTGATTGGCGGTGACTTCAAGGGGTTCACTAGGATTGAGCCCCTACTGAGTGTTGCCTCCAATACTGTTGTGGATTTCGAAGTCTCCCTTAGAACCTTGACCCATGGAATTACTCCAAATGCGTCGATGGTAGCGGTGGATGACGGCAACCGTTTGGTTCAGCTCTGCTTCTTCCCGACAAGAGGTCAACCGAAGATCAGCTACCCAGGTAGATCTCTTCCCCAAGAGGCTGCTCCTCGTCCTTGGACTTCTCTTGGGGGATCCCTAGCCTACATGATTGGTAGGACCCTCCGTATCGAGGATACTAGCTTGGTAGATGGTCGAGTCTTTGCCATTGAAGACCTCGAGCCTATCGGATCGGCAAATCGAATCTTCGCTTCGTTCAAAGTTGCGCCAACGACGACCTCAGTCAGTATGGCTGGGAGTCTATTCACAGATACTGCAGCCAACTTCATCTTGGTTTCAGTCCAGCCTGGGGACACCCTCAATATCACTAGTGGCGTCAATGCTGGGTCCTATCAGATCAGTGGTGTAACTACGACGACAATCACCATTGAGGGTTCGTTCCCAACCCCTGTCTCCACTAGTACGAGCTACGAGATTCTTGCGAATGACTATCTGTTCGAGTTCAAGTGCGCAGTTATCTCGTCCACTCCAGATTTAACAGCAGATCATTTCTGTGGAGCCACTGTTGACGTCTACGATGGGCTGAAGACTGTTGGGTTGATGCTTCGAAAGGATCCCAACCCTCAAGTAGCTTTCCACTCTGATGGGGTTGTAGTCCAGTCCTTTGCCTTCAATTGGGATGACCATCAGCCGCATGTCTATAGGGTAACCAAGAACGCTTCTGCAGATTTAGTTACCCTGTTTGTGGATGGAGTGTTCGTTGGATCTCATGTTTACTCTGGGTTCACCACAGTACCCTCGGCTATTCCTACCTTCTCCTTCGGGTCATCTACAACTAGTAGTAGCCAATCCCTGTCAGTTGTTGACTGGTACTATGTGAATGGTTGGAGGGCTCAACCGATCTCTGGGGTTCGTCACTACCTTGGGATCTGGAAGGGGTTCGATGCTAATAGCCTTCTGGGTTATTACCTACCCGTCAGAGTGAGTGGCTCCGCTAGGACTGCTGGCAACCAGCTACAAGACCTACTAGCAGACTTCACGACGTCAGGAGTCATGCCGGGGGATGATCTGATCATCGATGGTGGAAGCAATCGAGGAGTTTACGAGGTAGATTCCGTTGGAACCGACACAATCACAATCACCACCCCCTTCACGCAACCTGGGCAGACCATCGTTGACTATCGAATTCCGTCACAACTCGACTGGGAAACGAATCACGTTTACCAACTGCTCAGGGATCCTACTGGTTTCGTAAATCTCTTTGTAGACTCAAGCATAATACCCCTCATTCAAGTTGAGTACAGGCCTACGACTCTTCCCTCGAGTTCAGTTGGACTGCCTTCGACGATCAATCGAGGCCTGCCTTCGGTTACGTGGGGAGCTTTCGATCCCACGAACCTATCGCAGACGGCATGGGGTTTACTCCAGTATGGGATTACCAGATCTCCAATCGAAGTCCAAGCTGTACCCCCGCACCAGGTATCGAACCAACGAAACGTCATGTGCTCTCCGGAGCATCTATTTGGGCAGGTTCCTCACAACCATACTCAGTATTCGTCGGCTTCTACTGGGGTACCTTATCTCTGGAACGAGTATGTCAACAACCCTGACGTACATGCCTTCACGAAGCTCTATGAGGGCACTCCATTGGTACCCTCTACGCAGACCTTTGAGGTTCGTAAGAGTGGTATACCACCGTTCCAAGTACCTCAAGGGGTCCTCTACAACAGGCTCGAGGTAGTTGAGCGGTCTTCTGGAGAGAATGGTCTACTGTCGGCGTTCTCGGACGATCAGGTGTCAATGGTGTTCAGTCCACCTGTGGTGTCCTTGGCTGTCAACTTCTCTGGTGAGTCAGGGGTTCTGTTAAACCCAGAGGTGTGACTTTTTTTATAGATTGGAGTAGGTGATGATCCGCGTCAGAGACACTTTCAGGAAGATCCAAGAGTCCATCCTCATGGGAATGACCGTTCGCTATGCAGATCGGTTCTCATCAATCAAGAAGGGAGAGGTTTTCTTTACCCTTCGAGATGGAAAGACTGGCGAGATTCAGGAGCAACGACATTACAAGAACCTTGTAGTTCGGGATGCCTCCATCTTGGTTGCGCGTCTTTTCAAGAACAACGCTGAGACTGGGCTACACGGTGGCTTGTGTCTTGCGGTTGGGACTGGGGATACAGGGTGGAACCCGATGGCACCCCCAGCACCAACGATCACTCAGCGTTCTCTTTTCGCGGAGTTGACTCGTAAGGTATTCACCTCATCGAACTTCGTCGATTCCCTCGGCAACCCAACAGCGATCCCCACGAACGTGGTTGACCTCGTAACCACATTCACAGAGTCTGAGGCGGTTGGGCCGCTTGTCGAGATGGGAATCCTCGGTGGGACCATCTCGACAAATATGTCGATTCGGAATCCAGTTACGCCTCCGAATGGTCCTTACGATCCGACAGTGGACTTGACCACCAAAGAGACGTTAGCCAACTATTTTGTGTTCAAAGTTCAGAACAAGCCTGAGACTTCGACCTTGACTGTCATTTGGCGCCTCACTTTTTGACGGACTGTAGTCAGGGATTGATCCTACGACCTGAGTCATCAATCCAATCATCCGAAAATCCAAAAACGCTCCCAATAAAGGCTGCTGCAATACGGACGCGCTCAGGAGTGGGCTTGATTGGTTTCTCCCAGTAATCACCAAGGATTTGAAATTCCTCGAGCCATCGCTTTTGGAGTCTCAGTAAGGTGTCAAGATCAGGTTGCTCAGTTTCATGTTCGTTTGAGTTGCACGGGATGCATACTTGACTATCGAGAGTAACCATTGAGAGCTGAGGACGACGCTGTTGTATAGGTGAGAGAATTCAGAACGACCTAACCAGTCGAGAGGTGCACTGTGGTAGACGGGTCTGCAACTGAGCGATCCAATAACTCGCTAGGATCCATGCTAAAGAACTTAGCGACAAGAACTGCCTTCTGATAGATTTCCGGCGGAACGTCTTTCCCGCCTTTGGGGTTACGGTACCACCTGCCCGGCTTTGCCGCAAAAGGCATGCCTGACCCAAAAGGACCCTAACTTGCCCCAGAAAGCCTAATTTCTGCGATTTTAGGGGTTCGAGGGTGTGCCAGGCGGCACGGAATCCCAGGGAAGCACCGAGATCTTCAGATCAGGTCTACCAGCCCCAGTTCAATTTGGTCTACTATCAGGCCTATGACATTCGGGGCGGACCACTATGTGCCGGTTCTCAAGACCAAGCAGGGAGAGCGACAAGCGCTTGGGCAGATTTCACCCCAGGTGAAGGCTCGACTAACACCACTACTTGAATTCGATGACCTACCAGAAGATCTGGACACTGGGAATCCTACACGAGACTTGGATCATCATTGCGAACTGATCATTCCTTCATTGGTCAACGGTTGGGGGACGACCAGTCCATTTTTCCTAGACGCAGGAACGATGGTTGACTACGCGAGCCGGAATGGAATCTTCGGCCCCGTCTACGTGATGGACGAAGCAGCTTCTGCTGGGCTTCAATTCATTCCGGTTATCGGCCTAAGAAGACCTATTGCCGAGATTAATGCCGCCATTGCTCATGGCGGAAATGGCTTGTGTCTCAGGCTCACCGACGAAGATCTAGCCTCACTGTCGATTGGTGGAGACTTGAGTCGCTTCTTGAGCGAACACCATTTCGTACATGAGAATATCAATCTCGTCATCGATCTTGCGTCGATATTTGGCAGCCCTGCAGGTAGGGTTCAAGCACTCTCAACGAGCTATTTACTGGCATTGCCGTACATAGATCAATGGAGAACTCTGACGCTTACAGCATCGGCATTTCCACAGAACATGGGAGTACTCAGTCGCCAAACAAGTGCCACGTTTGAACGCATTGAATGGACCTCTTGGATTACACTTTACAACCAACGAGGTGCTCTTCCTAGGTTGCCCACGTTCGGAGATTACGGGATACAGCATCCTATTATCATGGAAGGTTTTGATCCTAGGTATATGGCAGCGTCTGCTGCTATTAGATATACGCTAGACAGAGAATGGCTTCTCGTGAAGGGTCAGAGCACCAGAAGGATGTCTGGAACAGCTCAGTATCAGGCACTAGCAGCCTACCTACTACAAAGACCGGAATACATGACACCTGGTCACTGTATTGGATGCCGTGACATCGAGACATGTTCTCAAGGAGCCGCTGGATTTGGATCAGCAACACCTTGGAGACGGATCGGAACTATCCACCACCTCACACATGCCGCAACTCAGATTTCCGGCCTTGTCTTTCCTTGATTTTGCATCGAACTGAAGTTCGGATTTCATCAAGAGAATAAACCTCGCATAAACGATCCCAAGCATATCTTCTGGGTTTGCTTCGGATTCCGTGCAATGCGTTGCGATCTAGGAGCAAGTCGAGGGTCTCTTGGTGCCACAAAAGTTCTGCTACGGCGCGAGCATCTATCTCGGGATTTGGTTCGGGTTCCCGAATCGTTTCGATGGTCAAATCTCCGCTGCTGACGCTAGCCAAGTAGATCCCCCACCACGGGGGGATCTTGGCTTGAGCCCCAATCAAGTGCTTCTGAGAGACAACCACGGAGGAGAAGTCCAAGACACGACTATAAACTCGAACCTGCTCGTCCAATCGCTTCAGGGTGTCGGTAGCTGACTTGATCTCAAACCCATATAAGTGCCCGTTGATGGCCGCAACGTCAACCCGGACTTGTCCTTGGCAAATTCCCAACTCATCAACAACAATTGTGGTGGTGTCTCCGGCGAACTTGATGCTGAGGACTTTATGGAGACGAGAGCGAACGTCAACGTCATGCATCCTGGGGGTTCGTACCCCAGATAGAATGTCCAATGCAAGTGACCCGGATGACTCCATGCAGTTCCCCTCTCATCAGATGATTATCGGGTGGGCCAAGTAGCTTGCCAAGCTAGCAACGAGTCGGACATAAGTAGGTTTGGTGCATACCAAGCGGGGCCACGAAAACCATTCAGTATACGCCGGAGCGTCAACGGGAAAGTGCATTCCCTAACTTCCAGTATCCGCGGCCAGCTCGAGTGAGGTCAGCAGAATGACCGGACGTGAGTTCAGTAGTCGAGTATGTTTGCCGTAATGGCAAAGTCAAAAGCCTCTGGTCCCGTCCACACAACGCCAAACCCTTCAGGAAGCGGTTGGGTCAACCAATCCGGTGGAAAGCCCCTGTCACCACCGAACCAAGGAGACAGCCTCTGACGTTGGTAAGCAGCAGGCAAAGGCCGCTCACACCGAACACGTCATTCACAAGACCAACGGACAAATCGGTGAGAAGAACAGCTACGGCAAGGACCCCTGTCCGCCAAAGGACAAGAAGTAGCAAGTTAGTCTAGAAGTCCCCTTTCGAAAACTTGACCAGGAAGTGCACGACCACAGCCGCGATGATGAGGGCTACCACGAGGACAACAAGGTAGCACCCGCACCCAGGCCCCTTCACGGGTTTCACCTCCTTGGCTACGAAGGTCGGATCTTGGACCTTGATCTTGGCTACCAGGTCAACTCGAACGCTCTCCAATCGTGGTCGAAGCTCGGGAGGGACAGTCAGGTACTCGTACCCTTCCGAGAACTCCCCCTTGGGGTACTCGATGCCTTTGAGTAGAGCCTCGACTATGGCTAGAGTCTCGGTCTTTGCATGGAGATCGTTGGGGGCCAACTCGATCCCCTTCTGCATTGCAGCAAGCATCGACAATGATCGTTCGATGTGCTCCGGCCACGATGTGTCAACCGAGATGAACTCCATCGTGTGGTCGATGGACAACCCGTAGTAGGCCTGAACAACTTCCACGATCCGATGGGCGGACTCTTCTGCTAGCTTCGTCCGATCGTTACCCGAGTGGATCAGGGCTTGATCGATCCCGGAGATCATCTCGGCAAGACGATCCTGGATCAGATTCGATTGCCATCCGGCTGCGACCGCTTTTCCGAGCCAAGCAACCGCGTTGGTTGGATCAACTTCGAGAGCACGAGTCCAGTACTGGTAGGCTTCCTCGTGATTGCCGGAAGTCTCTGCTGCTTGGGCAAGCTGAACGAGGTGGACTACGGGTGGTCCAGCAGCACTGATGGCCTGCTGAACAAGGATATCCTTGCCACAGTACATGCACTTGGCCGAGGAACGATCCGACGGAACTTGAATATCGGCACCACACTCAGGGCACTTGGCTGCTCGCAGTTGCATGTCTAGCGTGCCTTTCCGAGCAACAAGTCGGCTAGAGTGAACATTCTCTCGTTCACTAGCTCTTCGATCCGTAGGTGGACTCTCCAAGCTTCCTCGGAGCACATATCTCGTAGATCCCGCTGGAGTTTGCGGGTCATTGTGCCCAACCTAACCAGCTTCGGATCTCGAGTCAGAAACGAATCAATTGGATCTACTGGCCCCTCTTCCGTTCGATAATTCGAACACCCCTTCGTCTTCGCCATGCAAAATCCAATATGAGGGTTTTTCTGGAAACGCAACGGACTTTGCTAGGTCCGTGGAAGACCACGAGGAAGTCATCAAACGCATCGGGCTCAGGATCGCCGAACTTAGGGCCGAAGCGGGGCGCACCCAAGCTCAGGTGGCTGAGGAACTATCCATGACGGTCAGCAACTACCAGCGGATCGAGCACGGATTCCAAAACCTAACGATCCAAACCATTGTCCGGATATCGGGAGTCCTCGGGGTTCCAAGTTCTGAGCTTTGGGTGAAGCCGTCCTTGAGGTCCAGAGCGCGAAGGGGTAGGCCGAAGGGGTAGGCCCAGGAAGAAGTGATCTATCTTGGTAACTATCCCGCAACCGACACCGTCAGAAGAGCTTCGACAAGAGGTTCTCGAGCTGATGGGTTTCGAAAGAGGGCGAGTCACTAGCTATCCAGAAGAACACGAGCGTGTACCTGGACAAGTGGCTGCTGCTTGGTTCACCAACAATCGAAATCGCCGTATCTGCTTAGTCCGTCAACAAAACGGTCGGTACACTTACGTTGTTGATCTCGATCCGAAATCGATTAATCCTGCCTGCTGCACTCTCAATCCATCACCGGAACCCAACATTGCAGAAGCTGTCAGGTTCGTTTTGCTCTTTCTGCAAGAGCAATGAAATCAACGCCGCTGATCTTTGAAGCTTCCTCAAGCGAGAGGTGAATCGGGTTACCCTTGGACATCTCCCATTCCAGCATAATACGGAAGCCATCAATCGAGTTTGGGACTTCAAATGGAAGTGTAGCCTTGACCTCGTCCAGCCAATGCCAACCACGTACTTGGTCTCGTACTTGATTCCATATCCCCATGGGCACAAGAAGCTTTAGGAATGGAGTATCGTTCTCGCCCAAGTAGGCAATCAGGGCATCGTACCCCTCGGGAAGATTCCCTTTTAACTTTGCCAATGCGACCTTTGGATCGTGATGACCGGCATCGTGGTTCATGGAGTGACTGACACCGAAAGGTCAATGCACAGATTCCAGAGTCGGTCTAGCTCGGAAGTCCGGTTCGATAGTTACTCTTCCTCTTCCAGTAATCTTTGATCGAACTCTTTCAGTATTCGCTCGTACCTCGTTTGCTGAGCTGGTGAGATTACTTGCAGTACTTCCTCACTGGTTAGTTCGATGCCTCGCTCTCTTGCAAGTCGCA